ATGAAAAAATTTGAAGTAGGAACATATAAAACATACGCCGGAACATTTGAAACAACATATTGCATTGAAAAGGTAACTGAAAAAACCGTAACCGTAACAATACACAAGGGCGGCCGGTATGAAAAAACAAAACGCTGTAAAATAGTTGATTGTGGAAAAAATCAGTATTGTGAAGCGTTCGGATTGTTCTTGGAATCCGACGATGAAAAAATCGAAATAGCATAAATCATCAGGCCCCGGAATCCGGGGCCGCCCATAAAAAGAAAGTGAGGAAAAGGAAATGAAAAAATTTGAAGTAGGGAAACAATATAGCATGTCAAGTATTTGTGATCATAACTGTATCTGGACATATACCGTTACCACACGGACGGCACAAACAATTACAATTACAGACGGAACCGAAGTAAAGAAATGCCGGATCAATAAAAAGATTTCTGAATATAGCAACGCGGAAACGGTTTACCCGTTGGGCCGGTACTCGATGGCTCCCAGCTTGACAGCATAAATAATTCTCTGCACAGGGCTGCCAGGCCCTTTTTATTTTGTTCATTCGTGCGTGTATTTTGGAAAAGATTTCTTGAAAAAAGTTTAAATATTTTTACATTTTATCTTGACAAAATACATTCTCTAGTGTATAATGTAAACATAAGATAAAACAAAGAAAGAGAGGAAACAAAAATGAAAAAAGCTGAATTAGTTATCAATAAAGAATATAGCCAGGAAGTTAAAACAATGTATTATCGTATGGAGTCCGTCGCAAATTGTAACTGGCTTCAGGAATCTGTCGAAGAACTCAATAAAGCAATATTGACGGATTTCTATGCAGCTGTTGAATGGCTGTTAAAGCGCGGATATGATGAATACCACGAAGAATATAGTAATACTATAAATCCGGCGCAACAAAACGCATTTGCCGCGCTTCGTTCTTATAGGGTATTGCGTAATGGTCATTATAAATCCGTAAAAATATTTCAGGCAGCTTTCGGCGGCTGCTATATAACCGAATGTAATTTGCAGAACGAATGGCAATCATAGGCGCCAGGGGCGGAAACGCCCCTTGTATATTTCATAATGTACAATGTAAAAATATATTTTAAAAAATACAGAATTTATTTACATTTTCTCTTGACAAAATACATTCTCTAGTGTATAATGTAAACATAAGATAAAACAAAGAAAGAGAGGAAATAAAAATGAGAATAACATATAACAAAGAGCAAAAGGCATATATCGAAGCAAAAAAGGCCCTGGACATTCTGGAATCCCAGGAAGCAAAAATGGAAGCTGAATTTGTGGCAAGTCTTGGAATCACAAACGACGACGGAACCGCGCCGGAAAAAACCTGGATGATCGACAATGACGAAATAGCAGAAAAAGCTATTGATGACTTCGGAAAAATTGAAGAGGAATCCGGATTGTGGGGAAAAATTCTTTCTGCAAAAGAAGCCCTGAAAACAGCTGAAGAAAATCTTATCCAGTACGCGCTTTCAATCATCCCATTTCAGAAAGAACGCGCCACGTTGACGAAGGCAGCCAGGGAAAATTATAAAATCCGTATGCAGATTTTAGAAAGCGTCCTGAAGCTGGACGCAAGAACCGTAAAAAGATAAATTTTGATAGGCTGGCGGCGGCTCCGCCGCTGGCCGGGAAGGGGATCGCTATGTGGGAATGGCACAACAAAGAGGAAAGCCGGGCCTTTTCTGCCGTATATAGTGAGTGCTGCAAACATAAATGGACTGTTGAGGAATGGAGAAACAACGGTTCCGGATGGAAGAAAACCGGATTTTATATCAGATTTGACACATTCGAAGAAGCAAGGGATTTCGCCAGGGGAAAATTGTTCCCAGCATAGGGCCGCCAGGCCCTTTTTATTTTGTTCATTCTTGCGTGTATTTTGGAAATGTTTTCTTGAAAAAAGTTTAAATATTTTTACATTTTCTCTTGACAAAATACATTCTCTAGTGTATAATGTAAACATAAGATAAAGCAAGGAAAGAGAGGAAATAAAAATGTTAGATAAAAACGGTATCGAAATTAAAACAGGCGACGTTGTAGAAATCACGGGTGCATATTTCAAGAATGACAACGGATTCTATTATGTGGAACATTCTGCCGGGGATCCTGGATGGTCAGGGCGCGATCACTCCCTTAGAAAGATTTCTAAACGCGGCAAAATCAGCAAGGCAAAACATAATATTTGCTTCTGGCCTATCAGCATATCAACAAACAGCTTTGAAATAAGGGTAACGGCTAAAGCCTGGAATAAAGAACACGCCGCGATCGAAGTCAAGACTGATATTGACCGGTCAGAAATAGCCGAATATTTCCAGGAAAAAGCGGAAGGCATGGATGAACAAATTAAATACTATACCTGGAATTTTGGTGAAACATCCGAAACAACGCTTGAAAGTAAAAGGATAAAGGCACATTTTGAAAAAGTGGCTAACATGATTTTAGCTGAAGCATAAAACAGGCGGCGGCCGCCAGGAAGGAAGGCGATCGAAAATGTCAGAAATAGTTATGTGTGGAAAGTGTAACGGCTCCGGAAAATATATTTACCGTTCCGGCGCCGTCGGCCCCTGTTATTCATGCAGCGGAAGCGGAAAGCTGAAAAGGACGGAACACAAGCTATATAAAATCACCATAAACGACGAAGCCGGGAATCCTTTTCAATGGCTGAATGTAAAAGCCAGAAGCCAGGCGGAAGCGGAACGCAAGGCCCGCAAGATAGGTGAAAATGGATGTTTCAAGAATCGGCTCGATACTATAACCGCCACCGAAAACGGAACGGAATACACATATAAGCCAGCAAAATAAAAAATCCCTATGCAGAAAGCCCATATTTGCCCCGTATCGGCATTTTAGGAATCTGCATAGGGATTTTATTGTGTAAGTAAATAAAACGGCTTTACGGGGCGCCTGGCGCGTTCTGGACGGCATTTCCGGAACCGTCCAGGCAGACGGCCCCAGCATATGACGCCGTGCAAGCGCGTTATTTGCCCCGTGGACGGCTTTTTCTGCCCCATGTGGATATTTTATCATGTAGAGAATAAAAACGGCTTTACGGGGCGCCTGGCGCGTTCTGAATGGTATTCAGGAAACAAGCTGGACGGTCGCCGCCGCATATCTGCCCGCGCGGGCGCTCTATTTGCCCCATAGCGGCATTTTACGGACGCAAGCGGGGATTTTATCCAGGAAACGAAAAAGGCGGCTATATGGGCGCCTGGCGCGTTCTGAAATGCCGTTTTCCCGTACCCCCCCCTTTTTATAACCCCCTCTGGCCGCCATTGTATCACACTTTATAGAAAACTGTCAAGTGTATTTTGTAATTATTCTATTTACTTTATAATCATTTTAAATTACATTATACACGAATTATATTTTCTTTGCGTAGTCCAGCGCGATCCAGCCCTCCTTGCTTTTCAGCTGGCCCCATTTTGAAGCGCCGGGGCCGTCCGATTCTGCAATGATAGTATAGACGCCAGGCGGACAATAACGGACAATAGAAGTATTTGTTCCGGGGCCTTTGCGGATCCGAAGGTCTGTCGCCGTCACTTTTACCAGATACGGCGTAAATGCTGCCGTGGCTGCTGCTGCTTTCTTTGCGTACTTGTCATAGTATTTCTGGCCGTATTCAGCCCGTTTTTTCTGTACGGCTGCACTTTGATCCGCGGGCTTTTCAAAACCCGTTAGAATGGCGTTTGACGCCGCCAGGACGGAAGCCGCCGTTTTTAGTGTGTTCATTACGGCCGTATATCCAGACAATTCTTTCCACAAGAAAGAAAGCTGCATATTCAGATCCCCGATGGAAGCCCCCTGTTTCCTGGCGTGGTCAAGAAGCCCCTGTTTCCGGCTCCAATATGTCCATTGCGCCAGGCCATAGCCCGCGGAATCCCTCACAAAATTGTTATAGGTTCCGTTATCTACTGCGGCCGTGTATTTATCATCTGTCATATTCAGCTTTTTTTCGTAACTGTTCTGAAGGTTGTGCGGATTCAGGGCGCTTTCTGCAAACAGATTCCCCATGATACCGGCCACGGCGAAATCATTCAGCCCTTTTCCGGAAAGAAAATTCCAGATTGTTTTTTCTGCTGCGGTTCCGCTGGTCTGCTGCGGTTTTGCAGCTGGCGCGGCGGCTCCGGATGATACCCCCAGCCGTTTATTGACTTCCGCGGCGATCTGCCCGTGTAAATTGTAAAGATAATCCCCAGGACACGCTTTATTCGCAAACCACCGGTGAACGGTCATGTTCTGCTTGTCTACCTGGCCGATCAGGGCCTTGTTTGCTTGCCATTTCAGGGATTTAATGCCGTTACGCTGGCAAATATCCACTAACAGATTGATCAGGGCCTTGTATACCTTATCATTCACGGCATACGGCGAAGTGGTATCGCTGGCACATTCGATCGTGATTGCGCGGTTGTCGTTTGCGCTGCTGGATGTACACCACGAACGATCTTTTTCCTCGACATACATACCGATCCGGCCGTCTGCACCGATTCCATAGTTAGCGCTGCACCCGGCCGACGAAGGCGCAAATACATTCCCGATTGTTTCAACGGATAACTGCCCCACGACACAATGAATTGAAATTGTATCTATTGCATGATTGCGGGGGCTGTTTTTGTTTGGTGAAATCCGTGTGTAGTTTACTAATGCACTATTAGACATAAAATCAGATCCTTTCATAGAGAAAAGCGACCGCACATCATCCGCGCGGCCGCCCTCAATTATTTTAATTCAAAAAAATTCTTGTTTTCATTGTTCGCCTTGCAAGCTGCTTCGATTTTGGAAATGATCCACGATTCCGCGCCGTTAAATTCCTTTTCCAATAATTCAATCGTGCGATCGTTCATCCTTTCCAGCGCCGCCTTCACCGACATTTCCAGGGCTTTCTTCTGGTTTTCTTTTGTGAAATCGCCGCTTTCCCGCAATTTGTCCGCGAAGGTCTGGTTCGTTTGATCAACTGCGTCAAGAACGATTTGCCCCGCCTGTTCAATCCTGGTTCCCTGGATTTTCAGGCGCATGTAATCAACGGCCGCTTTGGTAAGCGTGGGAATAACCACGATAACCAGGACATTGATCAGTGTTTGTGTTGTGGCGTTTACATCCATTTTCTTTGTTCCTCCTTAATATTCCGAACGTATTTCTTCTTCAAGTGCTGATTCAAACTGCCGATCTGCCGGTTCCGGATCAAGCCCGGCCTTTTTGTACGCCGCGCGAAGTTTGATCGCGTTCTCTGATTTTGCCTTGTTGTAGTAAAAGGCCCGCGCTATTGCATATCCGCCCCAGCTTACCGGGATCACATATGCGAAGAATGATGTATCATAGCCCTTTGCCGTAAAAAGTAGGCCGAAGGCTGTAATGATCCAACACTCCCATTTTGCGGTTGTCAGAATTTGCTTTGAAAACTCCGGCTTTTTCTTTCTGCTGCGCTTCCGCGTTCTCATAGGCCGATCCCCGCCTGGACTAATGCAAACACAATAGCAACCAAACTTCCGATCACGGCTCCGGCCGTTGTCCGGTGAAGCCATTTGTTAGAATCTTCCAGCTTGATAATGCGATCGCTCTGATTCTTGACTTCATCCTTCAGGCGGATAATGTCGTTTTCGTTGTCATATGTTTTTTTCTTTGCGGCGTCAAAACTATCCAGCTTCGTTTCAATTTTTGTCAGGCGGTCTAACACTTCCCGTTCAAACGATGATTCCGACATAGAAAAGCCCCCTTTCTTTCAGAATTAAACAATTTAAAACCGGGCTTTTACCTGGTTGAATTGTCATGCTTAATAATGCGAAACGAAAATTCATCAATGACTTTCCGCAAAAGGTTTCTGGCCGTAAAGGTTCCAATCAGGCCGAAATAGCTTTGCATGGTATTATTTACTTTTTCAAACGTGATCCGCCCGATTTCAAACAGCCCGCGTATATATTTCATTCTGCGGAACATGCGCTTCCTTGTGCTTTTCCTCATGCGGATCGATTTTGGCGTAATCTGTGCGCCTACGAACGTGACAGGCAGCCAGGCCGGGCGAATACATGTTTTCTTGTTTAATTCTAAATGCAACTTTTCATCCAGGAATCTTTCGATCTCTGCCTGAATTTGGTGTAATTCCTCTTTGTTTGGCCATAGGATGATAATATCATCCATATAGCGGATATAATACCGGATATGTAAATCGTGCTTGCAGAATTGATCCAACTCATTCAGATAGATATTTGCAAACATTTGGCTTGTCAGGTTCCCGATCGGCATACCACGGTTATAAAGCCATTCTTCCCGATCGCATAATTCAGGCTGGACGCCAGCCGGAAGCCCGAAGGCTGTATCCTCGCAATTTATCAGGTTATACAGATCCCGAAGGATCAGCGGATCCCTGATATGCTTAGATAGAATTTTCATCAGGATTTCATGATCGACGCGGTAAAAATACTTTGCAATATCCAGCTTTAGCACATACCACTTTTTAGCGCTCCTGGACGCCATGCGAAGCCAGTATTGCAGCTGCGCCCGCGCTCTTGTGGTTCCCTTGCCTACTCTGCACCCGTAACTATGCTCTATGTACTGTTTATCAAACAACGGATTCAATTTTTGATAATAGGCCCACTGTACAACGCGATCGCGGTATTGCAGCGCCATAATGATCCGTGGTTTCGGCTCATAGATTTTCTTTCGCCGGTATCTTCCGACGTGGTATGCAGATTCCAGCGGATTCCCTGGAATCCCGTCTTTCGGAAAATAGGTCAATTCATTGTGTAGTTTTATAAGTTCATCGCTTTTATGTGCTGAAAATGCAAGGTTTTCATCGCGGTAATGTTTCCCTTGCGAAGCGTTTTTATCCGCTTGTAACAGATTTTCAAAATCTATTATTTCTTCATGTGTTACTTTAAAGGTTTTCAATAGCCTTTCCCTTTCTATAAAGATTCCCCCGCTTTGCTGGCTTGTGCTTTTGCGGGGGCTTGCGTTTATAGCTTTCGGCCATAGGCGCGGCGCTGTTCGTTGCACCCTTCAGGCCCTCCCATGCAGCCCATAAGCCAGCCGCATGATCGGTACTAACTGCATTAACAGCAACGTCAATTTATCCGGCCAGGCGGCCGGAACGGGAATAGATCCCTTTCCTTTTCTTGCACTGTGAAAATGTCCGTAAACATTCCCCTTCTGGCTAAAAAGGTAAGCGGAAAAGAAGCCGATGTTCGTGTTCACGTTAGAACGCGGGTTGTTCAAATTCAGCGCCGAAGGCCCGGAATTTGAAGTGTTGTTGTAACTCGCACCCACGATCGGCAAGCGTTTAATGACCTATCCCCACCGGAAATTTATTTCGCGGTTGTTTTGCTGGTTTCTTTCTGCGAATTTATCCAGCCGCCGAGTAGCCTTCCAATTTCGCATAACCTTTCAGAAATCAGCTTGTAACGCTTTTCATCAATAAAACGCATGTCATAGGAAAGCTGATTGAAAAGCCGTAACAATTCCAGCTGCACATCTGCGTCCTGAAGCGTGGTTTTCTTGAAATACTTTTTCTGCGCCGTGATAATGTATATCAGGAATTGAAAAAGACATTGTTTATAGTCCGCCACGAAGCCAGGCTTTTCACTCCGCGGATATTTTACCCATGAAGTATAAAGATACTGCATAAGGTCTTTCGATTTCTGCAATATGATCAATCCGCTTTTCTGCTCTTTTCCTTCGTCTGTTTCCGGATTCCCGCGCGGCTGATTGTCATATCGCCTTTGATAACCGCCCATTTCTTTATTTTCCTTCCATCATGCCAAAACATAGGGGCCGCTATCGCGGCCCCAAACAGATTACAGTTTTCAGATTACAGATTCCAACTCAAGGAAAGCGGAAAAGAAGCCGATGCCCGCGCCCACGTCAGAACGCGGGTGGGACAAATTCAGCGCCGAAGGCCCGGAATTCGAAGTGCTGTTGTAAGCCGCACCCACGATCGGCAAGCGTTCGCCCTCGTTGTTGATCCAGAATCCGCCGTTATGCGTTACGCCGGTTTTCGGCGCAAGGTGCAATTCATAAAGGATTTCAGGGATCGTTACGCCGGTATCTGCTACCAGGTTGCCGAAGTTCGGCGTGTATGTACTGCCAACGGCGCCCGTTGCGGTTGCAATCTTGAAATCCTTTGTATATTTCAGCGTTCCGGCCGTTCCAGGATTTACCAGGGCGCCAGTAGGAAGGATCGCTTTCCAGTATGTGCTTTCAGGGGCCGCGCTTACCTGTCGCGCCGCCAGGTTGCCGACAAAGATCTGAATTTCTCCGTTGACTACACGCATACCGGAAGCCCATTTCCAGACATTTCCAACCCAATCCGCGATCCCGTTCCTGGTTCCGTCGTGGAACCATGTTGCGGGGCCGGATCCGGCCGCTGTCCTGGTTGTTCTTCTGCCGCCGCTGCCGTCGCTTTCATCCGCGGTCTGTTCTCCGGCTTCGTATGTGTGCGTGTGGCTGTGTCCATACTGTGTATTGCCGCGCGGAACAAAACCGGACTTGTAAATCAAGTGATCAATGACGGCTCTTTCCGGTATGCTCATTAAATGCCATCCGTTCCCCTTTGCGTTACATGCTGCCATTGAATCATCATAGTTAATAACCGCTTTCGGATCCATCAGCGGCCAGGAATACGCGCGGCCATTGATCACGCAATTCAGGAATTTGCTGATAAAAAAGCGTTTATACTCCACATCATCCACCATAAAGGCGGAATGTGTTTTCTGTGATCCGCCCTCAAAAAGCTGTGCATTTGTCCGCTGATTGATCGCAATCATGAAAGACGGAAGCCCTACATCATCCTGGATCACGGTACACGCGCCGCCAGAAAGCCCTTCCGTTGCAAATTTCAAGCTGTCAAAATCATATGTTTTCATTCTATAACACCCCTTCCTTCAATGCGTAAAGCGTCAATGTTACGTTGTCCATAGAGAACGGAACCGGATCTTTTTTTGTGATTGTCTGGTTTACATGCCCTCCGGAAAATTCATCCGCTTCTTCACCCTCTCCCGGCTCCACATAATCCGGATTTTCAATTTCCGTTTCCTCATACTGGCGGGCCGGTATGGTAAGCTGTGCCACATAGTAAACGCCTTCCCCGGTCTGCAATCTGCCGAAGGCGTCTGCTGTAATGTCAACGTGTACATCGTGATCCGCTTCCATCCTTTTCAGGTTCAAGCTGATCTGATCATCGAAATTCAGCCAGCTTCCGTTTTCCTCATACTCAACCTTGCGCCCTTCGTTCGCTTCAATAACTTTCATCTGATCCCAACCTCCTTTTTCATTTCATTTACACGCGCGTTGATTTCCTCCGCGTACTCTCTGTTTTCCCGGCTTGAATTTTTCAGGGAACCGCCGCCAAACTGCCGCAACATTGCGGCTTCCTGTGCGCGGCGTTCGTCTGATTTGATGATAACATTCGCCATCAGTACAACCCCCCTGTTACATGCAGCTTTACGGTTACATTTTTAGCGCTGCCGGAATAGCAAACTTTAAAGGCGTTCAGGGCCTTTCCGTAAACCTCCACGCGCTCCACTGGCCCGTCAGCTGATACCACTTCCGCGAAAACATCATAATCAACTTTGTTGACCGTCTGCGGAAGCGTGATCGTCTTTTCTGCATTTGTGGCCGGAAATTTCAGCGTGTTTTTAAGGTCTACGCTTATAACCTGGCCGCGCATATCGTCAACGAATTCTTGCGCCAGGCGGATATTGATTGCAGAATAGGCCGACATCAGCGCATTTTCCAATGTTCCGAAATCCATGTTCCCGAAATTGGTTGAACTCTGCTGCGTTCCTCTCTCTAAAATCTCACCCGGCGCCGGTGTCCATTCAAAAAGCCCGTTTCCCAGGCTTACCGATGAAACACGGCGCGGAAATTCCACGATCCGATCTTTCCAAAATACCGGAATATACATCCTTTTTCACTCCTTTCTAACTTTTGCCCGACGACTGGACTATTTTCAGCGTGTAGCGGTATAAAATGCCCTCTTCAAACTCTACTTTGTTTAGGTTTTCATTTCCGCCAGCCCACAAAAAGCCGTTTTTATGATAAAAACGGATCCCGGTGATTTCGTCCGGCGCGTCATGGTCAAAAAGTACAAATATAGCAACGCGCCCATCAATCAGCGTTTCCACCTTGTAAATAGGGATTCTTTCCCACTTATCCCCGGCGCGGTATTCCGCATGTGAAACACAACGCTTGATATATTCTTTGAGATCGTCAAGCGCTTCTTCCGTAAGTGGGATATAGCTTGCTTCTGCCATGTTTTAGGCTCCTTTCTTATTCGTCGGCGGCATACTTGCCCGCGTCAGTGTTATAATATAAGTCAACGCCTACGCTATCCGGCGCGGCGGAAACGCCGCTTTCCGCCCCAGCAAAACCGATCGACGGATCCGGAATGGAACCGCTTTCCGTGCTGCCGTCTGCGGGATAAACAACTTCATTCCCCGCGGAATCACTTTCAAGCGTGGCCTGTACTTCGGTAATCTGTGCGCCGACTGAAATATCCGGCGCCGTGCCGCTTTGGTCATATGCGGCCGTGTGGCTCTCTGTGGCGGCCGTCAGGCCCATTTCTGCACCGCCGCCCTGGAATCCTGTTGAAATGTCCGGAATCGTGCCGCTTTGGTCATATGCGGCGCTTCCGCTGTCTGCTGCTGCCCCCAGGCCAACTTCTGCCGCGGCTCCCTGGAATCCGGTTGATATATCCGGAATTGTGCCGCTTTCCGCGCTGCTGTCTGTCTGGTACTGGAAAATATTTTCCCCTGAAGCGCCCTGTGCTTCAATCTGTCCCCCGGAAAAGGCAGCGCCGACCGAAATATCCGGCGCGGTTCCTGTTTCGTCGTATGACACGCGCCCGCTGTCGGTTCCCGTGTCCACGGTGATCCCGCCTTCGGTTCCCTGGAATCCGGTTGAAATCCCCGGATATGTGCCGCTTTCCGCGCTGGAATCCATAGGATAGACAATATTCGTTTCCCTGGAATCCGGTTCAATTTCAAGCTGCATGTCGGCCGGACGGAATCCGACTGAAATATCCGGTTCCGTTCCTGATTCCCGATCGCTGTCCGCCGAATACTGTAAATGGTTTTCTTCAGAAGCGCCCTGAACGTCAACGCGGTTTTCAGTAAGCGCGGCGCCGACCGAAATATCCGGCGCGGTTCCGGCTTCCGTGTATGCGGTATTTCCGGAATCTGCGGCCCCTTCAAGCGTGATTGTAACCTCTGCGGGCTGGAATCCCACTTCCGTATATGGATATGTGCCGCATATGTGATCGCCGCAAAAGGTATATAAAAAATTCTGGTATTCTGATAACTGATATATGGTCAATGTGATCCCGTTCTGGAATACCATATAATCAAAACGGGATCTTGCATTTTTCACCTGTTTCAGATAACGCAAAAAATCCTTTATGGAAGTTTGTGTTACCTCCGTTCCTACTGCGATCCGGAAGTGGAACGGCTCCCCGGCGTATGTATACCATTCTTCGACGGATGTATTTTCATTCCCGAAAACGGTATCAATCATTTCTTCCATTGCCTGTCTGGTTCCTAGTTTCATGTACCAGTATATAGAATTTCTGATCAGGCTCCGCTTTACATCAGGCGCCAGGGCCGTATTGTAGAATAAGACGCGGTTTTCTACTGCCAGGAAGTCAAGTTTCCCATCGTCAACCCGATCCAGATCTGCCCATATATAAACCCGTTTCATGCGGTCTATAAATTTCTTTTTCTGTCTGTCATAGGCGTAAGCCAGGGCGATCCGTTCAGGCGTCCGCATTTCTGCCGGAAACGCTTTCCATGTTTGAAAATCAACTAATTTAATCATCTTCTACCCCGCCATAGACAAATTTTACACTGTTTTCTATTGCGATCGACGTTTCCGGAATCACGGTAAACACGGGGGATTCTATCACAACGCGCTTTCCGCCAGCCGCCCGGACAAATTCCGTCAGCGCGTCCGGATTTATGTCACGCCCGATCTTTGTTTTCTGCCAGCTTAAATATGTATCTTTTGCCGCTTCAATGGACGCCTGGATCGTCGCTATATTGTTTATGTCGCTTCGTGAAATGTAATATGTTGCTTTCAGGTCATAGGGCGCCACATCCGGCGCCGATACATAAACATTATCAGTAAGCGGAATGATCGGATTTTCCTTCAGGTATTCCAGGCAGCCGCCGCAAAACGATTCACTAGGAAGCGCCCCGCCGCGAAGCAAAATCCGAATATCCACAACCGCTTCTAACGGCTCATGTATTTTTACATCCTCAATCGCTGCGGAATTATACTGCTTTACCCAATATTCGTAAGCGTCAGACGGCCCGGCCACGGAATAAGACGACGGCGCCAGGAAGATCCGCTCCCGGAAACTTTCTTCCGATTCCTCACCCGTTCCGCCCTCTGATTTCGTGACATTTTCAACGGATTCCACATAGGGAACCGGATCAACCAGCGTTCCGATCTGCCCGACAATGTAATCATTCCCCACGGTTCCGATAACCTCACACGTGCAATTTATATCCGCGTATGATTCCCCAGCTTTCACTTCCGCGTAATCATCCGTCGCAAAATAAACGCCGTCGCCAGCTGTTACCCGCGTTCCCTGTGGAATATAAATAACGTCTTTCCTGATTTCGGAAAGATTAAAGCGCATTTTCACGATCGCCGGTTTCGGCTCCTGGATGAATGTCTTTTTAAACGCCCCTAAATGCTTCAGGAAATCGCCACGCGAATATTTTAAAAGATTCATTTTTGCGGCATTATCTAACATTTGATACATTTGAAAATACTGCCCGGCTTCAATCCTTAAATGAATATGATCCTTGTCGCCTGGCCGCAAAACAATTTTCTGTTTCGTTTGTTCCTCATACTTTTTTTCATAATCCCCGATCATTTCATTTAGAATCTGCTCATAGGAAATATCTTCTATAAATGAAATATCAGGAAGCGCATATAATTTTTGAATATCAATCGCCATTGTATGTTACCACCACCTTCGGAATCATTTTTCCAGTTTGTTCGTATACTTCAAAACTGATTTCATCGACTGTTACGCGCGTTTCAAATTTTTCTATCAACTCCATAGCGCTAACCGTGTACCGGTTTTGCGCTTCATACATAGGCAGATCCACAATTTCCGATTCCAGCCCGATTTCCCGATTCATGGGAATGGTTCCCTTTATCAGTGTTAAAAGAAACATGATTTTATTAAAAATATCCTCACGAAGTTTCTTTTCATACACGCTATTGATTATGATCTGCACTCCGTCTATAACTATCATCCGATCACCGCCTTAATGGTATTCTGTGGCCGTCACATTCACGGCGACGGAAACAAGTTCCCCGTGATTCCACACTTCCCTATAATCCGCGTCAACATTATCTAATGTCCAGCGGCCCCCGCCTACCTTGTGGCCGCCCAGGACAAACGTGCATACCGTTCCATTTTCACATAGTTTTATAATCTTATTCAGCATAGCAAGCGGCTTCACTCCATGCCCGGCGACAAACTTCATTTCAAACGTGACGGATTGATTTTCCGGCCCCTCAAATTCCCGCTGTGATTTCTTTGTGTACCGTTTATGTTCGGAATAGCTGCCGGAAATCGATCTTTTTAAATTGTTGAAAGTGCATATTCTTTTATCAGACGTTTTGAAGGTTACACTCCCAAAAAATCCAATCATAAAAGCGCCCCCTATTCCTTTATTGTTATGCCGTGTAAATACAGATTTCCACCGATATGAATATCGCTTTCCACCCGCATTTCGCCATCAACATGCAGATCCCCGGAAACGGTCAATTTGTCGCATACAATGTCCAGCTGCTTTGTTTTCTTGTCATATCGCAAATAGCTTCCGTCACCGAAATCTTTTCGCCAGATTCCTTCTATGCCCTCTGGCGGCCGGTTCCGTTCCGTATACGGCGGAATGATGATCATTCCCCTTGTGCCGCCGTTCTGAAGGTGTATGACGTAAACCATCGTGTCAATCTCTGGCGGGAAAAATTCATTTGACCATAGCGGCATAAACGGGGATAAAGAATTGTCGCGGTCTTTATATATAACCTGTGCCGTTCCGTCTTTATAATTCACGGATGATATATAGCCTACTCTGATAACCTCTGCCATATTTTTACCCCCTTATCCCGGAATCGTTAGCGTGGTTCCTGGATAGATCCAGTGTCCATTGCTTGACGATGTTTTCCCGTGTGATTTTGCGGCGCCCTCTATGGTTCCGGAATTTGCATTGTATATCTGCATGTATTTAGCGCCGGATCCTAAAAACTGTGTGCTGATTTTCCATAAGGTATCACCGGAAACGATCGTGTAAGTCTTTGATTTTGCGCTTGATTCCGAAGCCTTTTTTGTCGTGTCGCCTGAATCTACCTTTGCGACGGTTACGCCCTTAACAATGATAACGGCGTGCATTTCCAGCGTGCAATAATAGCCGGAACCGGCGTTTTTTTCGTGCGTGACGGTATCAATATAATATTTGCCGTCCAGCTTCCCGAAGCCGGACACATTCGCGCATTTGCTGGCGATGTATTTTGTATCGCCCATCAATTTAACGCTCATTGTCTGGCATTGCCTGTTATGCTCTAGCAATTTTGCCTTTGCCTTGATTTCCGCGTCCTGAAGGCTTTCCGCTGTTTCATTTAGCTTTAGGATTCTGCTTCCGTCCTTCAGCATAAATTTATAGCTTAATGTCTGATTCTTTTTAGAATCTGTATAACTGATCGATACGCCGTCATAGGCCCTCGTCATTTTCTTTCCGATATTCCAGCTTTCAAGCTGTGTTTTATTTATATTTAAACTTGCTTTTTTCCCTTCATATTCTGTCTGATCAAAAACAACCATTCTGCGGTTATACAATTTCATAGCAAGATTATAGGAATTGCATAATTCAAACGCGAATGATTGATTTGTTTTGTTCGACTGTTCTAATTCGTCAATAGGGTAATCCTGGCCGGAAAAATAAAGAGTGATCCCGGCGTCGCTTGAAATCTTTTGAAGGATTCCCTTTACTGTCGTTTTTTTCCATGTTTTTGATTTTTCCGTAACATTGAAATCCGTCCGGATCGGCGTTGCAATTCCGCCGACCGAAGCCACGGAAGGCGGCCCTGAATAAGAAAGATCGTCTATCAGGAAATAGCCGCAATTATACTTTCTGTTGTCGCCCTCCGCTGTCCAGTTCGTTAATTTTATGATTGATTCGACGAAATCCCCTTCCACCGGGATCCAGCCAGCCGACCACTTCCCGCTTCGGTTGTTTAACTTTAGCGTTACCGTGTCGGCCGTTCCGCTGGCATTGTCAACATACTGGAATCCCTCTATGTAGTCAGTAATCGTCTTTGTAATATCTTTCCCGTTATATTTCACAATAACGGATGACTGCCGCGCTTTCATAGCTTATCTTCTCCATTCTGGTATATCTTCGTCGTATTCCTCCGGAACCTCCGGAATAAAAACCTTTGTTCCGGCTGAAAAAACATATGTTTCCAGAAGGTCAAGATTATTTTGCAACAAAAGGCCGATGTATTTCACATCGCCATAAAAATGATAGGCTATTGAATCCCACATATCCCCTTGTACGGTTGTGTATATTCTGTTTTCGTCCATACATCGGCCCCCTTTTTACGTGGCGAAGGCTGTTCTGCCCTTCTGCCGTTCATGCTCTGCGTACATCCTTTCAAATTCCGCCTGTGACATTTGAAGCGCGGAATTTACATCTTCCTTGCTTGCGTTGCCCTGAATCGTAATTTGCGGCGAAAATACAACCTTTGAAGAATTGTCGGAATTGTCCGCTTTGCTTGTTTTGTTTACTGTGCTGTTATTGTTGACTGTGTTATAAAGTTCTTTTGTAACAGAACCCCCGACGCCCTCCGCCTGGCCGCCGTTTACCAGCTGATTGATCCGGTCAAACATTCCCGCGCCGCCGTCTGCTGCCGTCTGCTGCGGTACTGCGGAACCGACAACGCCAGCAACCACCGATCGCATATTTGACCACAATTCCGATAACGGAAGGACTGCTTCGCGCCCGGCTTCACCGCCGCCCAGCAACGAACCATTGTTCGCGCCGAATATTGTAGGCCCTGTTAAAATTCCGCCTTCCTTGTACCATTCAACGCCGATTTTCGGAATTGACGGCGGGGAAAGCGAAAAGGATCCGCTGATTGAAAAATGCGGAAGTTTAATGTCAGGCAGCTTCAGGGATAAACCGGAAAAGAACCCTTTGATCGCGTTCAGCCCGTTTGAAACAACGGATTTCGCCGCTTCAATTTTTGACTGAAAAGCATTTCGGACTTCATCCAGCTTTCCGCCTGTGATTGTGTTGATTGCCGACATTACATTGCTTACTGTATTTTGTATGCCTTGCATAGAAGCGGCCATAATGCCCTTGATTCCGCCGCCAGCGGATGTATACGCCGCTTTCATGCTTTCCAGGTTTGATCTTGCGTTTGCCGCTGCCTGTGACATCATGCTTCCGACCGTGCTAGTCACGTTTGAGAACGCTTCCGACACGGTTTGTTTTACGGATGATAATTTTTCCGTGAATTTTGCTTTCACTTCATCCAGCTTTCCGCCTGTCAGGTTGTTTATAAAGGTATAACCGGCCGTATAATAGCCTTTTACGCCCTCCATAGCTGCCGCCGCTACGCCCTGGATTCCGCCGCCGTGTGAATCATAGGCGGCTTTAATGTTTGAAAGTTTTTCCGTTATGGTATCTTTCGCGGCTGTCAGCACGTTTCCGGCCGTTTCTTTGACGGCGTTCCAGGTTTCGGAAGCCTTTTGCTTGATCGCGGTCAGCTTTCCCCCTGTCGCAACGTCTATCGCATTAAAAGCGCCCGTTACAACGCCCTTTAGTGCGTTTAATGGCGCCATGGCAAGGGAAGAAAGCGCCTTGAAAGCGCCAGAAAAGATATTTTTCAGCCCGTCAAGTGCCTTTTGCCAATCTCCGGTAAAAACACCGGTAAAAAACTGTATAATTCCCTGAAATACCTGTTTCACGCCGGATATAACATTTCCTACGGTCTGGCGCCAGCTTTCAAATACGGATGAAATAAAGGCAAACGCGGCCGGGAATTTATCCGCGAACGCCTGAACCGCCTTTGAAATATTCTCCTTTAATTCGTTGAATTTGCCAGTTACCCAGTCTTTCAGCTGCCCGGCCTTTTCTTTGACTGTATCCCAGTTTTTGTATAGCAATACCCCGATTGCAATAACCGCGGCGATCGCCAGTACAACAAGCCCGATCGGACTTGTCAGGAATGTAAAAGCTGCGCCTAATGCCGTTGTTACTGCCGTTCCCACTGTACATATTGCGTTCCATGCTGTCATTGCTGCGGTCTGCGCCCACGTTGCCGCTGTGCTGGCTCCTTTTACAATGGCGTCCTTTGCGTATAAGGCATGAAGGTATAATGTTTCCGCCTTATCCTTTATTTTTAGCGCAAGATTCGCCAGCATAGCCTGTTTCTCTGCCGCAAATACAGTAACCAGCGCTTTTACTGCTTTTACCGTGTTCAGTGTGTCCTTTGCGAAATTCACCATCTTAACCGCCGCAATAGCACCAGCGATCCCTATGATGATAGGCTTCAACGCGCCCCATTCGTTTAATTTTTGGTATACCGTGGCTGCGGCTCCGACTAACTTCATAGCTGCCGCCACCACTTGCGGAAGCGCCTGTGTAGCAATAAAAGAAATTGCCGGTTTTGCCTTTTCAAACGCTTCAAAAAGTTTGTCTTTCAGATCCAGCACCACCGCGATAACCTTATCAATGGCGGGCCGGTTTTCCTCAATAGCCGTTTTGACGTTCTGAAGGGCCGTCTTTCCTGTTTCTGCCAGGAATTTAAAAGCTGCCGCCCCCTTCGCGCCTATATCTTCCAACACGGGCCGGACTTTGTTAAACAGTGCAACCGCCCGATCCTTGAATGACGAAATCGCCGGAACCGCTTTCCCTGATAAAGTCTGAATAAATCCCGTTACTTTTTCGGTAATGCGCGGTATGTGGTCAGCGACGGCGAAAATGGCGTCCTTTGCCATCGGCGCGAATATCTTACATAACCGGATTTTCGCGTCGTCAACTGCGGAACCGAAAACGGCCATAGCGCCCGGAAGCGTGTCTGTGACTTTTCCGGCCATGTCCATCATAGCGCCTTCCGCGTCGTGCAATTCATCATTCAGGGCTTGCCATTCTGTCCGCCCGTCCTCTGTCGTGGTATTCAGGCCAGCCAGAAGATCGTTTAATGTGTCAATCTGCGTTTTGCCGCCGATTGCCGCAAGTGCGGCGTTTCTTTCTTCCTCCGTCAGCCCGGCCGTTGCTTTGTTCACCTGTTCCAGTGTAGCTTGCAAGCCTATAAACTTTCCTTCGGAATCAAACGCCGAAATACCTAACTTTTTCATCATTTCCCCGGCCTGGCCGGTTCCGGATGTTAGGTTTATTAAAACTGTGCTTAATTTGTTCCCGGCTTCGGATCCTTTGATACCCCTGTTTGCCAGAACGCCAAGCGCCGTGGCGCTATCCTCCACTTCGACGCCTAAATTATTCAAGACGCCGCCACAACCGATATATGCTTCCATCAGCTGTTGCGCCGTCTGATTGCTTTTATTGTTGGCCTTGCACGCCACATCCAGATAGCCGGATAGTTCATCGACGCCAAGGCCCAATGCACTCATTGAATCTGTTACTAAATCGGAACATGTAGCAAGATCCATCGAAGTAGCTTCAGACAACCGAAGAACCGGCTCCAATGCGGATATAGACGTGTTTACATCCCATCCGGCAAGCGCCATATAGCCCAGGGCCTCACTTGCTTCTGTCGCCGTTTTGGTTGTCTTTTTCCCCATTTCCAGGGCTGCCGCTTCTAATTTCTGGTAATCTTCGGCGCTGGCTCCGGCCGTCGCTGCCGTGTTTGCCATTGCCTGATCGAAGTCTGCATATGTAGAAACTGCGTCTTTCATGAAATCGCCAATCTTTACGGCGGCGAAGGCCGCCGTTGCGATCTTTGCAGCTGTCTTTGCAGCTTTCCCGATAGAATCCAGCTTTTTATTTACTCCGCCTACTGATTTTTCAAGTGAGCTTTGTATTTTACCTCCGATTTCTAGTGCTAGTTCGTATGTTGTTTTGTTTGCCGATTTCCGCCACCTCCTTTGCTACGTCCAGGAAATCTTCCAGCGGAAGGCCCGTAAAGAAATCTATCCCGGTATTAGTTGCCATAGACAAGTGAACGGCCGTTTTTTGTATGTCTTTTCCTGAATTGTGCCTTATTCGTCTTTGTAGAAAAAACCCACAACCGCATTTTTGATTTTCTCAATCTCACCGACCGGAAGATCTTCGAAAAATTCAGCCGGAAGGCCCGTTACCTTTGTAGCAACGATTTTCGCGTATGTCGTGGTTGATTCCGGAACGAATGAAGAAACGCCCGTTTTGTTGAACGCCTTTTCAATCGCCGTCAGATCGCGGCCGCGTAAATCTTCCAAGCCGTGAAGGTCAAGTTCCCGGAATGTTTCCCCCTCAAAATCAAAAGGTTTCCGGAATGTGATGATCAATTCATCCTCCTGGCCCTCTTTTTTTGGAAGAAGCGACGTTTTCCCCTCCTGTGGCGGCTGCGCCACCGGGATTTCAGGGATCACTTTTTCCAGTGCGTTTTCTGCTGCATTTTCTCCGGTGTACTCTTCCCGGCTTGTTTCTGTATAGCTGTTATCCATGCTTATTTCCTCTCTTTCATATTATTTTTATATCTGGCTGCGGACTTTTTGCAGACGGTCAACGCCGTTTAATTTCCAGATCATGTTGTATTTATCCAGTTCCAGGACATTGTTTCCGCCGATCGTGATCTTGCAATAAGTCAACTCACGAACGACTTTCGGCTCCCCTTTTCCGCCCTTTTTCAGCGTTCCCAGGTCAAACGATTTTACTTTCCCCTTTGTCGTTACGACAATTCCCTGAAAATCATTCGTCTGTGTAGCCGTGTCGGTCATTTGCATGGAACCGCGGTAAATGACAAGCCCTGTCTGTGTAATGTAATCAAAATATTCCTGGCCGATATTCTGGAATGTGGTTTCTGTTTCCAGGGAACCGAAGGCGCCTTCGATCGCTTCCTCAATCTCTCCGCCGATTCCGGCCCCGTCGATTGTTTCCGTCAGGTATTCAAAATTAGGCAGCGTCACTTCTGCGGAAACGCCTAAATACCTGTGTGCGTTCCCGTAAGTATTAAAGTTGTTTAACACTGTGGGTATTTTCATTATTCAGCACCCCCTTCCAGCGCGGCTTCCGTAATTGTCGGATCAAATTCAAACACATTTTCTATATCCTCTGCCGGTGCATAGCCGCCGATCCTGGTATGGAATAAAATGTGTCCGTTCAAGATTTCATTGATCGGATTTTCGTCATGGTCAAAAACGATTTCCCCGCCCGCTATATCATCCGATCCCTGAAGGCTGTTCAGCTGCATATTGAATCCGGAAACAATTTCATCAATCAGGCGGTAATTTGTCAGATCGTCAACCTTCTGGAAAAAGGTCAGTTTGAAATTGTTCTCGATGTAATCAAAAATAGTTACAATGTTGATCCACCTGTCGATCGGATCCGACGACGAAGGATAAGCCGCCGTATTATTTCCCCAGCATTTCCAGCCGTTTGAATTGATCGCCGTCACAATTCCGCAAGCGTTCGCGTAATCGTTGGCTTCATCCATTTCCAGCGTGACTTCCTCACCGTCTGCCGTATAAAGCCCGGTAATTTTCAGATCCTTGTTTGACGGGGAAGCGGACGGAACGCCGCCATTATTCGCCGCCAGCCATTCCAGGTGTGCGGCCAGCTGTGCGCTGTAATAATATTTATAATCACCGACGCCGACCAGCGGCCACGCAACGATCATATTTCTGTCGGAATACGCGCTTTTATCCTTGTATTCCTTGATTTCCTCCATAGAATCCGCTTTTCCTTCTGCCGTGTCCAGGTCAGAAACAACTTTCGCCGTGAAAAGGCTGGAAATCAGCTGCGCCTTTGCATTAAGCGCCAGATTTACGGCCGGAATATGCGACCATCCAGGCGCCAGCAAAAGGGAAGGAACAATTCCGTACTTCGGATAAACCCGCCCGATCAACTCCATTCCGGTTTTCTTTTTGGTTTTCACATTGTAGGAACCGATCACATCCTCATATGTGACAAGCGACGGATCCAGCTGTGCAAACGTGGCTTTCAGGCTCGTTTCGTTCTTTGCCGCGCCCGTGCTGATAATTGCAACCGTTACTGTGCCGTCGCTGTTGAATGTGGCGATATAGTCCTCTTCATCCTTGTAAACGGTTTCCGCTTCCCCCGTGGATGAAATGGAAAGTTTATCCAGAAGGATCCCTGTTTCGTTAATCTGGATTTTCCCGCCCACAACGCCATATTCTTTTGAAAGCTGCGCTTTTACATGCTTTTCAGGATCCAGCACATTGATCATTACAATAGGCGCAACCCCGAAAACATCAAAACTCGCATACATGGACTGGCACAACGTATAATTTTTAAAGTCTGTGCAATATCCAAGATCATTGATTGCGGCCGACTTGTTATGAAAAACAAACGGCTTGTTTACGGTATCATACGGATCTTCCGCCATATTGACGGGCGCCGTTCCGATCACGCATTGAATACACCCATCCGATTTGATCGGAATGGATAATTGCGTCGGAATCCGCCGTGTCCGTATACCATGCTTATAATTAGACATGCTTTATTCTCCTTCCGTAAGTTTTCTAATATCTGCTTCAGAAAGCGCCGAAATCCGGTCATAGGCGACTGCTGCCACGGTTCCTTCTGTGTCAACATCCTTTTTCGCCTGAACGATCCCGGAAATCGGTACAATCAGATTTTTAATAATCGGCTTTTTTGCCGCCAGCTTTTCCAGCTTTTTAGGAATCCCGCCACTGAAAACGGCGCCGCTTTTTGCGACGCCGCGAAGTGTAGGCCCTATATACATAACCTGTTCATTAGTCATATTCTGTCACCTCAATTTCTGGCGCTTCCACCGTCCATAATGTAGACATACCGCCGATAAATTTCGGCCAGGTATTTTCTTCCTGGAATTTTTTGGTAAGCGGAAAAGTTATCCGGTATCTGCTATCTATCAGCCGTTTTGACAGAAAACGCTTTTCTAGCTTATTCAGCACGTTTGCAACGTCAAAATGGCCCTGATTGTTAGGATTTTTGTCTACAATCCCAACCAGGAAATAGATCGAACATATATTGTTGCTTTCCTCTCCGTTTATTTCCTCTTCATCCAGGCATACCAGGACATACGGGAAGTGTTCGTCGTCGTTTTTGCTCTTTTTGGCGGGCAAATTCTGCGGATATACGTTAAAATCCAGGTATTCACCCGCATTATTGATTGATGTATAGCCCTTTAATTCCTCTTTTACCTCATTGACAAGCGCCTTCTGAAGCAAAACATCCGTCTGCATACCCTAGAATCACCCCTTCCGCAATATATTATTTACCTCTGCATTGATACGCTTTTCCAGCGTTTCCCCAGCTTCTTTGTTGATTTTTTCCATGATTTCTTCGTTTTTCGCCATCTGTGGAACCGAAGGCCCGTATAGCTGCTTGATCGGAAGGCGCTTGCTTGATACGCGATTCCATACGCCGGTATGCCCGCTTTTCATATCAGCAATAAAGGCTTTCGGATCTCCGGAAAGCGGCTTCAGCCCTCCGGATTTTTCCACGCCCGCCGAATATACGCCAGGGGAAAAACCTTTTTTCGTGCGCTTTACTCCCCTTTTGGGGCTTACCTTGAATTTTGACAGCGCGATCGGGCTTCCGCTGGAAACAACCGCCCCGGAAAGACTGCTTTTTGAAGCGTTCACCGTCCGGATCGTTCCGCGTACTGTGCCACTTGAAACATAATAGCGCTGCGGAACCTCTTTCCCCATGTTTTTACGGATATTCGACACGGCCCGATTGATCGCCCTGGAAACTACAAGCGGCGCCTTGCTTTTGAAGGCTCCAAGCCGCTGTTCTATTTCCTCAACGCCTGAAACTTCAATTTTTTGTATGATCATTAGCCAGCATTTCCCTTCAAAATGATTGTATAGCCGCCGAAATCCTCCAACACGTTCCCCACCTGGTATGATTCGCCGTCAAATTCCATGATCTGATCAATGACCGGCTGATCCGGCATATGCTCTTTTTGAACGAAAAACAGCTTGCTATCTTCAAAAATGCCGTCAGAATCGGCCGTTTTCCCCAGGTTTAGCTGTAAAAGTGTTTCGTTATCCACAACAACGGGGATTTCTGCCCCGTCAATATTGTGGATTTCCGCAAACTCATTCAGGTTGAAAAACGTATCTTTGAAATCCTTTTGCAGCTGATCTTTAAATGAACGCATTTTCAATCACTCCTCTTCGGCGTCGGCTCCGGTTTCCTCCTCCAGCTTTTCTTCCTGGAAATTGATCACGGTTTCCTGTAATTCTTTCAGGGATTTTTCTTCGTAATTTTCGCCCAGGTCAAGCCCAACGGACGCCGCATAACTGAAAATATCTTTCTTTGTGCGAATTTTCCGGATTTCCTCCGGGCTTTTAAGCGCGTCCGGAACCTTTTCATTGAATCCGCTGAAATCTCCGCCTTCATCCTCCGGATCGTCTGCTTCATCCGCAAAAACGGGCGCCACGTCTGCCGGTTCCACGAATTTTTTACTTTTCAGGAACGCAAGATCGGCGCCGGAAATGTCGGCCGGAAGAATTGTTCCCGGATTGTATGCTTTCCCGCCTGTTACGACCGTTACTTTTGTTTTGTACCTCATTATGCACCAGCCTCCTTCTTTGCATAGATAACCGCCCAAGAATCCACATCAAACGGACGCGGAAGCGGTCTTGAAGTCAATCTTACTTTCTTTGCCTCGCTGTTTTCATCAGCCCATACTTTAGGAACCAGCTTTCCTTCGTATGATCTGAATTTTTTATCTTCCATCTGCGTAACAAGCCCATATTCAATCTGGCCTTCACCGTCAGAATGGCCCAGAAGGACGGTTCCGGGCGGGATAATGGATTCATCCTCCCCTTCATCGTTCAAAAACCATTCATCATATGTATAAAGGTCAAGATCCAACTCCGCTATACGCCCGTAAAAGGTCAGCGCCGGATCTACAACACGCGGTTCAATCACGACATTTTTCATGTTCAAAACGTCCATAGCCTTGATCACGAATGTATTCATGATGAAATCTTCGATTACATCAGACGAAAAGATCGCAATGTCAGGCGCCCGGCCGGTATCTTTGATAATCTTCTTTCGCAAGCTGCGGAAAAGCGGAAGCGGATTGACCGTTGCAAGCGTCCATTGTTCATCATTTCCCAGGACAACAATATTTGTAAATCCGAAATCAATCTGGAAATCCAGCCCTTCCTCTTCGTCAACCACATCCAGCTTGCCCTCGAAAAGAATCTGTCTGCACATCCATTCTTTTCTTCTGTCGATAGACTCTTCCAGATCGGTCAGGTCTTTTGCAAGAAGTTCGTCCTCTCTTTCCTCCGGCGTCCTCTGCGAATAGATGTTTTCACCGATCGCGCGGCTGGAAATGTCGTCAACGGTCAGCGGTCTTTCAGGCGCGATTTTCGGCGTTGAAAACTGATTCGTTTTCCATCCCTGGCGCGAAATGACTTTCCCGCCCTTGCGCGGGCTTACAAACGGCGCCATGATACGTTTTCCCTTGCGTACATCAAATTCAACCTTTTCTGTTACGTGCGTCTGTTCATGCGGGAAAAAGGTTTTCTGTAAAAAGGATCTAACGGGCGGCGTCTGATCATACGCTTCCATCATTTCCCGTGTGGTATATTCTGCCATTCTTTCATACCCCCTTATTCATATTTCTGTACATTCCGAAGGTAGATCCCCACCTTTTTCATGTCATTTTCATAGGTTTCAACCGTTGCGCCCTCTCCGGTAACAATAACGGCGGCGCGGTTCATTTCTCCGGTCTGGTAACATACGGCCGGGATATTGTCCGCGGAAGCGTCGGTTCCTGTGTCGGTATCGTCTGCCAGGATTCCGAAAACATTCATTTCCGCGTTTTCCGTTTTGGCGCTTTCTCCCTCTCCGGTTGTTACTGTTACTACGGTTCCGGCAATATAACCGGCCCCGTCAGCACATTTCATAATCAGGGAACCGCGTTTCAAAACGCCCTGGCCAGCTTTCAGCCCGATCCCCTCTTTCATGATAGGAAATTTATTTCCGGCAATCAGGGAATCCGGTTTAAATTCTCCGGTCTGTTCAAATAACTTCATGCCTTTTACCTCCTTCTGCTGTCGTTTTTCAGCTTTGCAGCGAAGCCGCTTACTTTCTGCGCGTTTTCGGCCTGTTTCTGGCCCTCCGGATCATATCCCGTGTTAGGCTCCGATCCGACTGCTGCCGCGCCGGAATCCTGTAAATCATCAACCATCTGATCCAGGAATTTTTTTCCGGCTGCATTGTTGGCCTTCATCTGCGTCAGCGCCAGAGCAGCGGCCGACATTGGTTCATCATATTTCGCCTTCGCCAGCAATTCTTCCGGGATTCCGTTTGAAATTTCGTCAATGGCTTTCAGGCGTTCCCGTTCTGCGGAAACGGCTTCGGCTGCGATTGCAGCGCACAACTGCGGATATGCTGCTTTCAGTGCTGCGGCGTCAGTAATAACCGGCGCTGTCTTGTCTTTTTCATCCATTGTTGATTTTCCTTTCTGAATTGTATTTGTTGTATCAAAAAAAGCCCCGGTTTCTTTCTGCGGCGTTTTAGAAAGATCCTGAACCTTTTTCCGTATGTTATCCGGAACGAAATTTTCAATATAGTTATTAAAGCTATACGGAACCCCGTTCACTATGAAATTGTTAGAAACGGCGTTATTCTGGAAATCGGATTCAATCACACAATCACAAAATCCAGCGTCAACCGCTTCTTGACCGACATACCAGCTTTCTTCATCCATAAGCCGGTTTATTTCTTCTTCCGTTTTGTCCAGCCGTTCCATGTACGCGGAAACAATGCTTTTCTTCACCTGGTTTGTAACCTCTGCCAGCTTTAAAAGTTCTTCGGTTTCATAAGAACCCCATAGGCTGATCGTCGGATTATGTGCCATCAGGATCGCATTTTTGGCGATCTTGCGCTCTTCGCACGCCATCAGGATAATTGTTGCAGCACTGGCGCATATCCCTATAATTGTACCCGTGATCTTTGCCTTATTCAGAATAAGCGCGTTATATATCGCGTTTGCAGCGAACACATCCCCGCCGCCAGACTGGATCACCACATTTATAACTTTCTTATCCCCCAGCGCGTTTAATTCATTGATAAAATTCCGGTATGTGATACAATCATCATCCCACCAGCTTTCTTCCGACTGGATTGTTCCGAAAAGCTGTAATTCCGCCGTATCTCCATTATCCAGGAAATTCCAGAATTTAGCCGTTTTCGGCTTCTGATTCCCCGCCGCTGTCGGCTGATTTGTTATCATCGGTTTTCGTTTCATCGGTTTCTTCCTCGCTTTCTTTTTCGATTTCCTCCGGATTTTTGCTTTCCGGCTGTTTTTCCACCCCTGAAGAAGCGATTCCGGCCGCTTCCATCAGCTGTTTTTCACGCGCCAGCTGTGCGACGTTGCTATCAAAATCACCGCCAGTCATTTCTATGGTTTCCCGCTGCCGCGTGGATAAGCCAATATTGATCCGCTTTTCTGCCGCGTTTACCTCTTTCACCGGATCAATCATACCTTGCGCTGGCCCGTTCCACTGTGCGCCGCAATATGCAGCGCGGATTAAGGGATCCAAAAAGAATCCCGGCGCCTTCAGGCGGCCGCTTGCGATCGCTTCCGTCAGGAATATTTCATACACTGGCTGGCAAAAGTCAGCCGCCATCCACGATCTTTTCATCCGGAACGCTTTCCAGGCTTCCAGCAATGCAGCGCGGGAAGCGGAATAACTTGACGAAAAATTTTTTACAAGAAGTTCAACCGGTATTTCCAGGGCGGCGCCGACGTATTTTGCAAGCGACGTTGTAAAGGCGTCGAAATTGCTTGACGGCCTTTTCGCGTCTGCAATCTCCACGCCCTCACCCGGCCCCAGCATATTGACCATGCCGGGGCCTATCTCGTAATTTACATCATCATCGGAAACTCGATCTTCTTCATCCACAATGCCAGTAAAGCCCGTTTCCGACGTTCCTTTTTCGGACGTTATGAACACGGTAAAAAATCCGTTGATAACGGCCGCCATCATTTCCGCTTCGCTGTATCTTGTCAGCTGCTTTAATGATTCAATGACGGGCGCCAGGTATGGAACGCCCCTATATTGTTCTGCCCTCTCTGTTTCGTATATCATCAGGACATTAGGCGTTCCGGTTTTATTCCCAAACGCCTTAACCCTTTTCCACTCTTTCCGTGTATAAAGGTTGCTGTTTGGATATGTAGAACAAATATGATAGGCAACAACCCGGTTATTGCTGTCTACTTCAACGCCGTTGAAAATCCGGTTTTTCGTGTCCGGATCCGTGGCGTATAAATAGACATTATTCCCGGTACTGTGCGGCGTGGAAACGCGATCCGATTCTATTAAATGCACCCGCAACCCATACGGAAGCGCCCTTGTGGGCTTTTCGTATTCCAGAAGCACGCAAGCGTCGCCATTCATCAGCCAGGACATACACGCCACCTGTTGAATCTCATAAAAATTATTTACTCGTGTAGAATCACAAAACTTTGACTTCGCCCACAATTCAAATTCGCGTTCCGCGGCCCGCTGCCAGGCGGCGGCTTCATCCATAGACAAGCCAAGAAGATCCGCGTCAATCGTGCTTTTCAGGCGCAACCCTTCCCCGACTATATTTGTCCGGTTCGTTTTTATGGCTGATACTGCCAGGGGCGCCGACATAAACAGGCTTCGCGATCTCTGCCGCAATACCAGGATATTTTTATCAATATCTTCCTGTGGCGTTTTGCTGGACGCCAGCCAGCCACGCATTGAATTTTTATTCCGTGCCGCCCCTGATTCATCATACCCGGAATTTTGAAAAGCCCTCATTGTTTGCAGCTTCCAGCGGGCCGATTCCCGCCGTAATGCCGCCTGTGGGCTTATCTTTTCTATGGCTTTATCAATAATATTCATGTTTCACCGCCTTAAATGTCACGCGGAAGAAAACGGAAAGCCTTATTTTTCCCGCCGTTCGCTTCCAGCGATTCAATTTGTTTTTCCAGGTCTTTAATTGCTGCCCGTATGGTAGAAAGATCGGCCCGTTTCAGGCTCTTTGTGCCGATCGTGTATTCCTGATTCAGCAACACGGCTTCTTCTGCTTCGTAGTACATAGAAAGCCGCTTTTTGTACCGTTCCAGACGTTCCTTCTGTAATCTTGTCAACATGTTTCCGCCTTTCTATAATTCAACGCCCCGGCTTACTGTGCCGGTTCGCCGTTTTTTCTTTGCTTTTGCTGGCGCCTTTTTCATGTAATTTATTCCAGCTTTTACTTTCTTTTCCAGAATATCCCAATCCGGGCGCAAGATTTCAACTGCTGCCGTATTGTAGACACGAAGATCCAGCGGTTCATTCCGTGTTCCGGATTTCTTTTTCCACTTTACAACCGCGCGGCCGTCCTTGATTTCTGTTACCCTCTGTTCGCTGTTCAGGCCCTTTATAACGGTTTCGCTATATCCACGGTCAGAATTGATCGGAAAGTGGCAATACCCCGGCCCTTCGTCAACCGTGGAAAGCCTGGAAACAACAATTTCTTTTCCGCTATCCACTCCAAGAATGAACACTTTCACTTTATATTCATTGTTTGTTGATAGCTTATGTATTAGCGGGATTCCCTGGCTTTCCCGGCCGAAGCCTTTAATTCCATAGATACGCTTTCCCTTTTTTTCCATCCGTTTCAGGAATTTATAACATTCCGTCGTTTTGTGTCCGCCCGTATCTATGCAAGTTAGCGCAATCAAAAGAGAAGATCCGGACGCGAAATAGAATTCCCGGTCAAGCCATGCTTCCAGGCGATCCCAGGTTTCTTCTTTGTCCAGATCCCCGTATAACTTTTCATATTTTACGCCCCAGGATTCAAACCCGCGGCCCCAGCCGCAAACCTCAATTTCAAAACGATCGTCCTGAACATCAACGGAAGCCGTCAAAAGAAGAACGCCCTCCGGAATCTCTGCTTCGTACCGTTCCCGGCGGGAAAGAAGGGAATCATCATCCGCGCCCTTTCCGCGCGGCTCCCAGGTTTCCCCCAGCACGGTATTGATAAAGGTTTTCAGCTTGTTTATGTCGCCGTTTTCCTTATACTCTTTTTGTGCTTCTCTCCATTCCGCGATAATGGAATCCCAATGTGTCCACGGCGAAGCTAATTCGTTTAAGTGAAACGACCGTTTCCGGCGCCGTTCCGGATGTGCTGCAATCCATTTTCCTTCGCCCTGTTTCCAGTCAAATTCCGAAATGTGTTCGCCGCAATATTTACACTCCATTGTTACATCCGAAAAATGGATCCGCCCCCATTCGTAGGGCTGATATTTTCCGCAACATGGACACGGAACACACCATTCTTCCATTGTGCCGGATTGATATTCCTTTTCTATCTGGCTTGATCCCTTTATTGTAGGCGTGGAAACTTTGATTTTCTTTTTGTTCCAGAAGGCCGTTGTTCGTTTCTCTGCCAGCTTGATCGGATTTCCTTCAGTTCCGGCGCTGGCCGGATAACGATCCGTTTCATCCATCAGGACGATACGAACCGGACGCGAAGCCAGGCTTGAAGCTGAATTTGCACCCGCGATCGTTACGTGTCCGCCAGGGAATGTTTTGTGTAAAATCGTATTCCCGGAAGCCCTGGATTTTACATCATGCACCTTCCCGGCCAGCGTCGGCGTGTCGCGGATCATCGGCGCCAGCCTATCCTTTGAAAAATCTTCCGCCATTGGTTTAAGTGTCGGCTGTACTATCAGCATAGGCGCCGGATCGTAGTCTATGTAATATCCGACAATATTCAAAATCAATTCTGTTTTTCCGACTTGTGCGCTGCTCATGATCACGATATGTTCCACAAGCGGATCATTTACAGAATCCATTATTTCCCGCTGATACGGCGCCCGGTCTGTGTTCCACTGTCCAGGTTCCGCCGCGCTTTCCGGCGATAATCTCCGGTAACGATCCGCCCACTGGCTAACCGTCAGGACGGGCGGCGGGCTTACTGCCTTTGCAAGATCCCGGAATAGCTTCAGCGTCTTAAATTCAACCCCGCGATCCTTGTGACGTGTTTTTATGATAACCGTGTCAGGCTCCACAAGCGGCGACTGTTCAATTTTTACTTTCTTCCTCATACTCGCCTTCGCTTTCCTCCACATATTCATCACTATAAAACGCTTTCGGATCGTAATCTTTCAATTCATTCAGCGCTTCTATGACCTCTTTTGTCAGACGGTCTTTGATAAAAGCGGCGTCGCGGTTTTCCAGGATCGGCGCCACCTTTGAAGGAATCCCCATAATTTTTGTTTTAAAGGCGACTAACATATCCATCATAACGATTTCTACATCCTCCGCCTTGTGCAATTCCCCTTTCATGATCTGCAATTTCAATTCTGAAATATGGCGCTTGATTCGCTCATGCAGCGCCTTTTCTTCCTCGAAATTGATTTCACCGTCTGCCAGTTCCACGCCGACACCCTCCGCCGCCAGCTTTAGTGTAAGCAAATAATTCTTTACGGATTCCACCAGCTTATAGCGGCCCTTTGCAGCCCTGGCGACAATCCCTTCTTCCGCCATCTGCCGGATCCGTCTGTCGGTCACTCCGAAAAGATCGCCCAGCACGGCCGCCGATACGGTTATACTGTCGATACTTGTCACCTTCGCGGAATCCGTTTCAGCCTTTGCCATGCCCTCACCCCCTTTCTGGCCCCAAAACCGGAAACGGCAACTTCTATTTTTGTTTTCTGAAATCTAGCCAAGTTTTGGGCTTCGCAGACCCGCAACGATTTTTTGCCCGCCAGAAGAACCTATTTTGTCCTGGCGATTTTTTCCGGCGCCCGGCCCGTCGTCGTCACCCCTCCACTTACTTGACATATCTTGTTATTCTGTCAAGTGCTTCATGTGTTGTATTCTTTCATTAAAGTGCGAACAAAAGTTGTATGCACCATTTGTCACGCGCTCAATGTGTCAACTGTTGGGCATAAAGCACTAAGGGCTTCCCATTATCAGCCTGATATTAAGGCATAATAAAAAGGCTTATCTGTGGCCCCTCTTCTTGAATGACAGCCCCTTGATAGCCTTGTCTTTATTGTCCTGGTTGATACCTATATACCGTAATGTCACGGATATATCAGCATGGTTTAATATCTCCTTGATAGTTACGGCGTCATGTGTCTGTTGGTACATATGATAGCCGAATGTTTTTCGTAGTGTATGCGTGCCTATGCTGCTGATACCAAACGCCGCCCCAGCGTCAGCCAGAATATTATATGCCTGTTGGCGGCTTATTGCCTTATTGGGAAAATGCGGGCTTTTAAACAGATATTCAAAATCCTTTTTCCCGTGTATATAATTTTCTATAATTGGTTTCAGTTCCGCATTTATGGGGAATCGTTTTTCCTTGCCTGTTTTTTTCTCCCGTATATATACGGCGTCTTTGTCTTTTACGTCGCGGACGCGGAATTTTAAAATGTCAGAAATCCGAAGCCCCGTATAAATCCCGAACATGAAAAGAACATAGTCACGCTCATTCCTGGCCTTCAGATAATCGGCCACATCAAGAACGACATCCATATCCCGGATCGGCTCCACCGTATTCAAGAAAACGCACCCCCTTTTTACGGCATGAAAAAAGCGCCGCCTTCTGGCCGCGCCCTGTCTTTTGATATAATTTTGACTATACATAGTATAACACACCTGAAGGCGACATTTCAACGACATAAAAGGCGACATAAAAGGCGACATTTGTTAATTCCAAAAATCCAGCAAATTCAATGCTTTCCCGGATTTTGTTCACAAAAAGTTCACAAAAAATTCACACAAAAAATTCACCTTTTTTAGATCAGCCCTTGATCCCTCATGCCAGCTTCGATCCGCTGAAAATGACGTTTGGAAAATCCCATTTCGTCAGCTGCTTCTTCCTGTGTCAATTTGCGGATAACACGCAAGTAAAAAACCCGTTCTTCGTTCCCGTCCAGGCTTTCATATATCTTTTTTATCCGTTTTTTGCTCTGGCGAAGTTCCGATCGCTCTTTTTTTAGCAGATTGATCCGGGCCGTGTCCTGTTCAATCATCCGCAAGCCCTCCGCAAACGATATATGAACACTGTTTCCCGGCTCCCTGGAATAATCAATCCCATTCACGCCGGACGGCCCTTGCCATCCGGACATTTTCTTCGCCTTTTCGATTGATCGTTGGTGATTTTTGATCTGCTCGTTTATCAGCATGATCTTTAATTCAATTTCGTTGAAAATATCCCTTTCTTTGCTTATTTTACCCGGTTTTGCCATATTTCCAGCTTTCCCTTGCAATTATACCGGCTTTGCGGTATAATTATTAAAGGTTGTGCGTGGGGCGCTGGAAACGGCGCTTCATGCTTTTTATTTTACCATTATTTTTTTGTCAAATCAACCACCGTTTCAATACTCAAAACATAGTATTCCTTTCCAGGCTCCGCGCCCCACTCCGGGCGCCCCGTCTTAATGTCAAGCGTGCATTTTGCTTCTATGGCCGGGGAAGTTGCAGAATATCCGTTCCGGAACGCGATCCAGGCGTGGGAAATCGTCGGAAGCCCGTATCTGTCAACCAGCCCGGCCGTGTAGAACCGGCTTTTATAATATGGCTTTATCTCTCTGTATTCCTCCTTCTTTTCTCCGGAAAGAATCATATCAAACCACTTTTTCTTGATCGGCAAGGTCAGCATATATTTTCCCCATTTCTTCCAGCGCTTAACCGGATTTCAAAAACAATCATCATGATATTTCAAAAAATCCGCTGCGCTTTCCCGGATTTCCTGGAATACATCTTCCAGCGCGTGCCCCCATCTTGTATCATTTCCATTGTCCGGCGATTCATCCATCAGCATTGTAACGACTTCTTCCGCAAATTCCTGATTTCGGCCCCTTTTCACGCGGCAAAATTCGTGTTCGCCATCGTCGGCCACATTATCCGGCGAATTTCTGAAAAGCCACGCCAGATCAGACAATTTTATTTCCATTTTCAGCTTGTCATTTGTAATTTTAAACTTCATCAGCTGATCCTTAAATTCTTTCATTCTCCATTTGCCCCCATTTCTTCCAATTCGTCTATTTTATCAAATAGATCCATTTCAGGATGATCTTTCTTTGGGTATTGCTGATATATTGCTTCACACTGGCGGCCGTTCACATACTCCATAAAATATTTTATTGCCAATCTATACGGAATATCTTTATGTTTTCCCGTCAGTGTTAGCTTGCTTTTGTCGTCGTATGTAATTTTTATTTTCCACATTCACGATCGCTCCCTTGCAGCTTTATTTTTTAATATTCAGCATTTCCAGAACATCCGCGTCCTTCGTTGTAGTTGCTTTTGCTATATCATACATTTTCTGAAGCATTTCCGCCTTTGTCTGCCTGTTCTGCGTGCGCCTTACTGCACACATTACAGAACCTTTGCCGATCTCCGTTCCGCACCCTGAAAAGCTGGCGCAAGCTAAACATTCATAGTCTATGATATTCATTCCGCTTTATCCTCCTTCCGCAATTCCTCCGGATATTCACATATTAGGCTATGCGGCCATATGTCGGCCAGGCTGTCCTTCATGAATACCGGAATTTTATATTTTCTGCACTGATTCACAATACTTTCAATCCATTCCGGCGCCGGAACCACTTTCCCGGCCCGGCGTCCGGTTTCCGCCCCTATGATGATCCATTCCGGCTTCAGGGCTGTTTCGCTCATTTCTCCCAGGTTTTCAAGTAAAGGCTCCACGGATAAAAACCAGTGATATTTTTCATCAAACCAGGAATATTCATCATGCGGCCCCGTTACACTTGATCCGTACCAGAAATTATTGTACTGCGGCAATTTCCCCGCTTTTGCCAGCTGGATATAACGCGCCGGATTTTTGGTAAGAAAAATATAATTGTGCTGCGGGGCTGCCAGACATTCATCAAATACTTCTTGAATCCAGCAATCAGGAACCCACGCACCGAAAAGATCCGCCATCGAACACACAAAAATATTCCGGCCTTTGCTTTCCCGATATTCTTTTAATCTGTATCTATGAAATGTCGGCTTGAATCCATACGGATAAGCGGCCCTTTTTCCGTCAATAATCACCGGATCATTTAAAACCGCCCTCGCGCCATATTTCAGCACACCGCCGCCCGAAAATCGCCTTGCTATATTCCTGGCGTAACAATACGGGCATTTATGACAACATCCAGTAACCGGATTCCATGTGCTGTCTGTCCATTCAATTTTTGTTTTCTCCATCCTCTTTGTTCCTTTCCTGTTCTTCCAGGTCAACGCCTAATTCAACTATGCGTTTATTGTTTTTGATTGACATTGTTTCAACCTGTTTCCGGAATAATGCGCCGTATACCTGATAATCTTTTTTCAGCGTCAGAAAATAGCGCTTGTGTGGATCCTTCATGTGCATTTTAATTAAATTATTCATCAGGTGATCCGTTACTCCGGAATCAATGACGGATATTTCAATCCTGGCGGCCGCCCGGTTAAATTCCCGGCATATAACCACATATTCCGGGCGCTTGTTTTTCTTTTTGCCTTTAATCTTTCCCACTTTTTACACCCCGTTTCTGTCTGTATATGATAACCATTGAGGGGAACGGGGCGCCGCTTTTGCTGCCGCCGAATTTTATACGGCCCTTTACAAAGCGGATTTCTGCCTTGTGATATATAAAATCATGGAACCATTTTGTATCTGTCCGCGCCGGTAGAAGCATAACCACAAGATCCCCGTGTTCCTCATTTGTCCTATACGCTTTTTCAACCCACTTCCCGATCTCCCGTCCATACGGGGGATTGCAAAATACAGAAAATCCCCCCCCAGCTTTGCAAAAGTCCATTTTCTTTTACCGTAAAATATTTATCACATTTATGGTTGTTTTCGTCAGCTGCCGGATCAAGGTCAAAATGAAATTCGCGGTTCAGTTCGTCAAAAAATTCTTGTGGCGTGGCCCAATCATCCGTTTTACTGGAAAACATAACATCCGTATTCACTTTCTTTCACTCCTATTCTCATTTTTCAACATTGGAACGATCGAACGTAACGATCGAAGTCTGGCCGTTCTCCACTTTTACTTCGGTTCCGACCGTTATTTCAAGTTCGATCGGCGCGTTGGTCTGCGTGTCAAACAGCACTAAATTTTTTCCGGCTTCAACCGCGTATGTAATGCCGGTTTTCATCAGCGCTTCTTGCATAAGTCTTGTATACTCTGCTATTCTCTCATTCTGGCTCATTCTCTGCCGCCTCCTTTTCAGATTCTTTTTTCGATTTCATGAAATCCTTAATTTCTGCCACGCACTCCGGGCAATAGTCACGCGGCGTTTTAGGGAACGCTTGCGCCACGGCTTCAACAATTTTTGATTGTATTGTTTTTTCCGGCGATAAAGTGTATTCAAAAGAAATCCTTTGCGCCAGCTTTGCTTCAAACTGTTTCTTGCAGCGATCGCATATGCAAACCATTTTTAACATGTTTCATTCCTCACTTATAAATAATTTTTGTCTTTTTATCCTGAAAAGCAATCCGGCCTTCCACTTCGTAACCATAGGCGCCAGCTATTTTTTTGATAATGTCCACAAGTTCAGAAATTTCATGCGGCGCCCGGTCTGCTTTTCTGATTGCCTTTTCCGCCACTATATCCCGATACCCTGAAGCATTATATTTCAATTCATTTTCCATGCTGCACCCCCTAATTGAACGGAAGTTCGTCGTCTATTCCTTCCGGAATCTCCATAAAACCATAATCAGGCGGCGCCGGTTCCGGCTCCTGGCCCCGGCGTTCCCTCTCCTGGCGTTCTTCCTCTTCCGCTTTTGTTTCCGCGAAGCTGATTTCCTCTGCATATACTGTCTTTGTGTATATTTTCCGGCCCTCTTTGTCTGTATAATGTCCAGATTGCAGCGGCCCGCAAACTTCAACTTTCTTTCCCTTGTAAAGATACTTTTCTACAATCCTGGCATTATGTCCGGTACAAATACAGTCTATGAAATCGACCGGCTGATCGCCCTCTTTAATTCTGCGGTTGCGTTTCACCATGATAGTAAATGCGATAAACGAAGCCTTATCTCCATCGTACTTAATAATCGGATCCCCTGATACTTTCCCGCTGCCTATCCATTTATTCACGCTTTTTCTTCCCCCTCCCTTTTCGGCGCATGGGAAAACTGTGCATTTTCAGCCAGTTATTTGATACCCGTTTCGGATTCTTTTTCATTTCGCTGTATGCTTCCGTTAGTGTTGTAAGCGCTTCGGCCGCGTCCTGGATTGTAATTCCGGCTTGCGCCGTGGCCGCCGATAATTCCCCCAGGACGGCCGCCACTTCATGAATTGAAATTCCGCATTTTCTAAACGGGATCGCAATCGGTTCAAAATCCTTAAATTCTATCAGGAATGACAAATAATCATTCAGTGTATAGGGAAGCTGCTGCACCCGCTTTTTGATCTTTTCCGCCATTTCCTCCGGTATGTAGAAAACTATTGTTCCGAAGTTTTCCGTCAGTGCCACAATATAAAGCTGTCGGCCCTCTCTGCCTATCTCATAGCAGAACATCAGCCCAGCTTCGCCCACTTTGTAACTTTTCCCGCCGAAATAGAAATCCAATGATTCCAGCATTTTGAAAATCTTTTTATCCTCCGATTCAGCTTCTTTCCACCGCCTTAAAAATAAAGATTTTCTTTCCGCCGCTGTATTTCGCCAGCTTTTGCCGTTTTTTCTCTGCTGCCGCCAGGGATTCCCGGATCGTCGCGCGTTCCTCTCCCTCGACGATGATAAAATATTTCTCTTTACATTTCTGAAATTCCATCTGTCCATCAACTCACCTTCCTAAATGCTAACTTTCGATCCTCTCCTTGTCGCCAGCGTTGCGGAATGTCTTTCCGTCTACATATCCGGTTCGCTGTAATAGCGTATGTTCGCGGTTTTGTTTGAAATCCTTATACCCGGTTCCCGTTTCTAGCCCTGGAATGGCGTCAACATAATCATTTACCGCTTTCGGCGTAACCAGCGCCAGGGCGAAGGATTGACTTTGTGCTTTCTGCTCTTCAAAATTCTTTTCCAGACCATGACAGAACCCTAACACATAATTCATTTTTTCATCATTTCCAAACCCCCGGCCAGCGTCCGCATATATGGCCCGTAATACCATAAAGCGCTTTCTGATAACCTTAACGGCATAGTTAAAAATGTTTATGCAGATTTCCGCGTCCTCTTCGTAACCATAAAACCGAATACGGAAAGCGCCGCCCGAACCTACACGGCTAACAGCAATGCGACGGCAACGGAAATTTTCAGCAATCACGCCGCTAACCATGTGGATCCATTCATCCCGGAACGGAACCGAAGAAAAGTTCACAATACGCCTTTCTTCCTGTTCTCCGTCCTTCAGCTGTTCGCGCTTAATCTCATACTTTGCCATTAGTTCCTGTGCTTTCATCATTGCATCCCTGGCTTCGTTCTCATTGCTGGATGAAGAAAGCGCCAGCAACTTTTCAATTTTATCTATAATTTTGTTCTCTGATTCTTTCATCCGTCGCTTCCTTCCCCTCAAATTTCATACAAACCGCCCTGTCGTCTATGTAATAATTTGCATACACTTTCCGGCAATCTCCGCCGAAATAATCAATAATTTCCGGTAAATTTTCGTTTACGGTATCAAATTCCAGGCCATACCCGCGGCAAAATTCAACTGCCGTTTGCAGCGCTTCCCCTACTCTGTTAGTCCACAAAATCAGCTTGTTTCCGCTTTTCCTTAATTCTTTCAGCCAGTCAATAACAGCTGTGTTTGCTTCCCCCACGGAAGGCCAGTGTCCGTTAGGCGTTATAACGCCGTCAAAATCTACTGCTATAATCATACCCCTAGTAAGCGATCCAGAAGATCGCTGTTCTCCTTTCTTGCGATCGCGCTCCTGATCGATTCTGCCGGAAACTCAATAGGCAGCGCCATTTTTTCAATACGGTTTACAATCCGATCATCAAGCTGCAATTCGCTGATCCGGTAATTGCTTGTAAATATCGTGATTCGTTTTTCGATCATCCGGCCATTTAAGATATTATAAAAGCGCTCATTTACCCAATCTTTAGGACGTTCGACGCCTATATCATCAATAACCAGGACGGGAACGGATATAATATCATCAATCAATCTTCGCTCGCTTACCGGTTCGCCCTCGCCGCGTTCTTTCGGTTTTTCTCCCCAGGTACTTTTGATCTGGTCAAGTATCTGGATTGTGGTTGCAAATTTCGCGCCTATCATGTATCGCGTGATTATGTCATTTGCGATAGACACGGCAAGCCGCGTTTTCCCGGAACCCTTAACGCCAGAATGAAAATAAAATCCTTTTCCGGTTTCCCTGATTTCCTGGAATTGTTCTACATACCGGCTTGCAAGCTGTTTCGCCAGCTTTGCAAGTTCCCGGCTCTGCGGCGTGGAATAACAATCCGTCAGAAAATTATCAACCGTCTGGCCCTCAAATTCCTTCGGAATTGTGGCAAATTTTAACCGGCCAGCCAGCCGATCCCGCTGCACTTTCCCGCACTCACATTCATGCGAAAATGTATATCCGTCTTTTTCAATTTCGTAATATCCGGTATCACGGCATTTCTGGCATTTATACTCCGTCTTTGTCGTTGTTTCTCCGGAATCGTGCAAGTGCTTCATTCGTTGTGCTTTCAATCGTTCCAGAATCGGCCCCGTTATGGTTTCCAGTGTTTCCGTTGCCTGTGCTGCTGCGGACATTGTTTGCACCCCCTTTATTTGCATACGTGCCTTCCAGCACTTTTAAAGCATTTGTTTTATTTATCAGCCAATCGAATGAACATCCGCCCCAGCGCCCGTTACGGCCGGAAAGAAAATCGCTGTCCTGTGCCATTTCAAAAAGCCTGTGAAGCCTGTCGTACATCGTCACATCAGGCCATATTTTCAGCTTGTCAAATTCGTTTAACAGTGTACGGATTTTCTTTTTCCGTGCTTCAGACATAGCGCGGATTGTTGGTAAGTCTATACAAGTATCATGAAAATCTGTCATTATGTGCTGATAGTCTATCCGGATTCTTCCGGAATCCGGAACCGGATCCGGCGTTTCATCAGCCGGGCCGGACAATATATATTCGTCAGAATATATATTTATATATTCTTCTTCTTTCTCTTCTTCTTCTCTCTGTTTCGTGACTTCACGTGACATGTCACGTGACATGCTTGTGATTTCGCTTGTGACATTGTTGTTTTCATCAATCCCAGGCTCCGGATCCGCGGCGCTGCCGGAAGGCAATTCTTCCAGCAATAACGCTTTGTTTCGCTCCCTCTGGCGCTGTTTCCTGATCCGGTTTTGTTCCCTGATTCTTTCCATGCCCTCAATGTTTTGGTGCTTATCAAAATTTGTGATATAGATTCCCTTTGTTGTGCTTTCAATCATCCGGAATTTTTCAAACGTCGTAAGCGCAAGTTTAACCGTTTGCAGCGGCTTATTGAAAATCACGGAAAGCATTTCATCCGTATACGGAAATTCATCTTCTACCAAAACAAGCCCGTTAGCATTGCATTTCCCAGCTAAGGCAATCAGGCGGATCCACACTACAAGAAGCGCGTCGCCGTCCGGCATTGATTGAATGATTTTAATTTTTTCATCGTCAAACATATCGATCCGAAGTTTGATCCATTGCATTTCTGCCATATAACCACCACCCAACAAGCTATAAATATTTGCTCATAATATCCCGCTTTGACTGCGGTTTCTTTCCTCCGTCCTTTTTCTTTGCCGGTTCCATTTCATCCAAAAAGTTGACGCCGCCTTTCAACCCGGTTTCCCGTGTAGCTGCCAGATTCTTTTTAATCAAATCTTTGTTTTCAGCGACTTTGTTATATACCACTTCAAGCCGCGTCTGCGGATATGTCAGGCCGGATATGCAGCATATTGTTTCCGTGTCGTTGAATGTCTGGAAATTGTCGATCGGCGTTCCAAACGCCTTTTCTAAGTCAGACATTTTTACATCCCCAGCAAGGGAAGCTGTAATATATTTTACGGCCCTGTCAGGCTCCAACGGCGCCAGGGCGCTTTCTTTTACTGCCTGGATAACGTCGGCGCTTTCCTTGCCTTTGCTGCGGATAACGACGGAAACGCCATGCGCCTTTAATGTTTCCATGATTTCCGCTTTGTCAATGTTGCCTTTTATGCTTTTATGTTTTTCCGGAATCTCTAAAAACGCGGTAAAGGAATCCACGAAGGCGGCGTTCAGTTCCAGCTTATCCCCGTTCCCATTGTCGATGATAAAACAGGAACCGGAACCGGAAATTTCCGTCAACTCCGAAAAACATTCGTAAGAATTGATATGCGACTTCACGCTTTCATCAGGCGCCGGAATGATTGTGATCGCCCCTATGGTTTTCCCTTCGTCGATCAGTAAATCAATAAGCATAGGCCCGGCGCCGGAACCTGTGCCGCCACCGCTGGCGAAAATAACAAAAGTCATTTCGGATCTTGCTTTTGATTCGATTTCCGCCGCGATATTGTCAAAATCATCAATGACAAGCTGCTTCGCCTTTCTGCGGTCTTTGTTGCAGCCTTCGCCCTGTGGGATATGATACTTAAATTTTGCCTTTTCCAGCGTGTCAAGATCCTCTTGTGATGTATTCACATAGATTACAGAAAATCCTTTTTGTTCAAATAACCGGCCAATATTTCCGGCCGCCTGGCCTACTGCCACGAACGAAATTTTCTTTTTCATTTTTTGCCCCTTTCTTTTTCCAGACATTCACACCCTTCAGGCGTGATAAAATATGTGTCGGCGCGGCCTTCTTTCAGCCCGCGGCCAATATATCCGGATTTTTCAAAATCCTTTATTTTCTTGAATATCGTATTTTCTTTCAATCCGAAATCCTCCGAAGCGGCGATCTCTTTTACTGTCATAGACGATAATCTATTTGTGGCTTCGCCCGTCCGTAAGATTGAAAGAATAATAAAGCCTAGCCTGTTCAATCTTTCACCGTCCTTTTTTGTCGCCCCTTGTGAATCCTGATTTACTCTGATTTACTCTGATATTCTCTGATAAACTCTGATTTATTCTGATTTACTCTGATAAACTCTGATTTTTTGGTTTACCACGTTCAGCAATCACTTGATCGTATGGTATCGTTCCAAGATACCGATCCGCTTCAGAACATCCACAAAAAGGACATATGCTCGTTGCTTCGCACGACATATATACTTTTCCGCATTTCTGGCAAGTGTTCCGCCAGAATGGATCTGTAATTTTTGTAATGCCGTCTGAATAATATGTATTTATTCGCTGAAAATCGCTCCATATGCTTGACATTCACGCGCCTAACCTTTACAATTATTAAAGGCTGGCGCATGTCGCAAGCTGTGAATGGGGCGCAACGGGAAGGCTGTCAATCTTTGGCGTTGCGCCTTTTTTATTATGCAGAATCCGCGATCGGCGCATTGGTCATAATTCCGATCGTTAATGTGTCAAGCGCTTTCGGAAGTGCTTCGTCAAGGTCTTTCTGTGTCCTGATTCCGAAGCCTTTTAAAATCTCTTTCAGCCGTTCAGCCTGTGCCTGTTGCTGATTTTCTCTTTTCGCCATGATTGCAGCCCCCTTTTTTAGTAATACTCTAATTCCTTTGAAACGTGGAACCATGTGATCCGGCCGTGCATTTTCCAATCAACCCGAAGAAATTCTTTTTCCGTGGTCTTGTCAATGTCTGCTTCGGTCTTTCCATCGTCCATATACTTCCTGAATTTTTTCGTTTTTCCGTTCGCTTTCAAGATAATAAATTCCTTCCCGATTTCCCAGCGGAAATTGCGCTGCTCTTCCGGATCCCATTCCTCCGGCCCGGCATAAGTCAATTCGCGGACATAATGAACCGATTTCGGCCACATTGTAAGCCTGGTATTCATCCCGACATTGTTTAAATGCTGGATAACATAGGCTTCAAAAATCCGCTTGTTTTCCTCTGTTAAATCCTGATAGCCGGTTGTTTCGGTTATGTCATATCCGTGGATATTCAAAATGTCCTGGACGGTCTGAAGCTGATAGTCAGTCCGGCCGTATTCCTTATAAAGCGCCGTTACTTCCGCGTATGATGTGCGGTTCGTTGGTTTTCTCATGGTTCCACCTTTCCGGCCCTCCACGGGCCTATTAGACGCGCTATCGCGCGTGTAAACAGATTACAGTTACCGGATTACAGGTTTCCCTAATAAAGCGGAAAAGAAGCCGAGGGCCGAGTACACGTTAGAACGCGGGCCGTCCAAAAACAGCGCCGAAGGCCCGGAAGCCGAAGTGCTGAGGCAACACGCACCCACGAAACAGATTGCTTCGTCAAGTTCTGCGTCAGCTGCAAACCATTCTTTACTTGCGCTTTCATCGTCAATAATGATTCCTAAATCCTTTAAAATCTGCGGTACTTCATCCAGGGCGACGGCGACTTCATCCCGTTCTACGGCGTCATAGCCTTTTACTTTATCCGTCGTGATCATCATATCGCCTTCTTCTCCGGGGCCTATCATAACAGGGCGCCCATTTACCAGCACTTCCAGAAATTCCTTGCTATCCTCTGATAAATCAGCGTCAGGGGCCGCGGCGTCATTGTCCGGCATATATTCCAGCTTGCCACGCTTCAGGCGGATTCCAGAAACAATTTTCCACACATTCCCGATCGTGTCCGCTATGCCCGTTTCTGAATTTCCGTTGTGGAACCATGCAGCGGGGCCGGATCCTGTTTCTGTGCGCCCGTATTCGCTTTTTATGCCCTCTTCTAATTCATCACCGTGATAATGTCCATATGATGTATTTCCGCGCGTTCCCGGCCGCGTGGTGTCCTTTATGTACTGCCATTCGCAATTTGTCAGCAAGTGCCAGCCTTCCCCCTTCTGGCGGATTCTTTCGATCGCGTCGTCCATGCTGATATATGCCAGGGGATCCCGGAACGGAAGGGAAACAACCTGATTCTTTACGGCGCTGTTTAAGAACCTGGAAAGATAAACGGAATCATATTCCACGCCCTTAACCAGAAAAACCGGATCGGCCAGTTCCTTTTCAGGGGCCGTGTTTTCAAGTTTCAACATCATGTTAGGAAGCCCGTTAGCGTCATAGATAACAACCGGCGTTTCCTTTACATACTTTTTTTCTTTCATTTGCTTATTTCCTCTTTTCTGATTTATTTTTTATGACAGAACGGCGACATTCTCCACGCCTTCCAGTTCCTTTTTGAGATATTCCGCGATACTGTGAACGGCGTTAAATTTCCAGGCGCCGCCATCCGCTTCAAACAGCGCACAAGAAACGCCGCTTTGACTGTTTTTCATGCGGAACACAAACGCAATTTCCGGCTGGCTGATTTCGTGAAATGTCCGGAACGGTTGCAGCTTAACGGGATTAGGAACAAGAACATCTTCCATAGTTGCAAGCCCGCTTTTGATTGTGGCCTTCTGTGTCACTCCATCGTCGCCGTAATTTGCGACGGTTTTATCCTCCACGTTTCCGGCCACTTGCATAACGATCGCTTTATCCGGTGTATCTAAAAACATTGACTGCATTTGAATGATGAAGGATTCCTGGCCCACAAATTCATTCAGGGCGATCCGCGGGATCCTTGCTTTCACTTTTGCAATCTCCCATCTGTCCATATCTCCATTAAAGGCAGACACAAGCCGGACTTCGGTTTCTGATTGTACATGTACGATCATTTTAGGGATTCCCCCAGCTGCCGAGAAATCATCCGCCAGGCGGCTTTTGATGTACTCTACAAGCGAAGTCAGCGTTGAAATTTCCAGCGCGTCACAACTGCGACATTCGCCTAATAACATAGGCGTTCCGTTGTAAAAGTAATAATGTTTGTTTTTGATTTCCTCAACACGGGGCTGCTGAAGCCCTATGATGTACTGTAATGCTTCTTTGATCATGTTCCTTTACCTCTCTTTATTTTTTAATTTACGCCAAGTTTCCGGGGCTGCTGGATCGGCGTCACTTTTTGGGGGCCTTCCTCTTTCTGGCCAAGGTCAGAAAAAGACATCTGGCCGGGAATCTGCTTCCCGTACTCATTCACAACAACTTCGCCGCTTTTCAGGTCTTTACCCATAGCGAAATTGGTTTTCGCGGATATAACCCCGGCAAGTTTGGAATTTAAAGAAATTTCGATCTTTGCGTCGTCGCGCATTTCGTTTTGAACGAATGAAATATTGATTGTGATTTTCCGCTTTTCTCCGAATGGAGTATTTGGATCTTGCATATTGTCAATAACCCGTGTAATCTCACGATCAAACTTTTCCTGAAGCGTTCCGCCCGCAAGCTGTGACAGATCAACATGTAACATTTGCTTTTCTCCTTTCCTCTATATTTGCGGCCGAAGCGATTTTAAAATATGCGTTATAACTTCAACCGTCCAGCCGTTCCCTAATGCTTTATAGCGCTTTGCGTCGCTTGCGCCGGCCGTGTAGCCGTCAGGCAATGTCTGAAGGCGTTCGCACTCTATCGGCGTTAATTTCCGGATATATCCGTCAATCAATACGCCATGCCGATCCTGTGCTGTCAACGTATAGAATTTTTCTCCATCGTTGAACCTCTGCCCCCGCTGCCTTTTATCCACGCGATCCGGCGTGATACATCCGAAAAGATACTGGCCCATTTTTGCGGCGTCACCGCCAGCTTCTCCACATAATGTAACTGCTTTCCCGTGAATGGAATATACACGGTTTGCCTGGCTGTCCTTCCTAAAATAGCCAACTTTCCCAGTTGCACTTCCTTTTCGATAATTTTCAACGTCTTATCAAACGGAACCTTGTACAGTGTCAGATCCACTTTATCTTCCATCCGGTTTTCGTGGACAATATCCTTCAGCATGATTCCGCGATCTTCCGGGCGCTGTACTCCCGGAATATTTGTCCAGTATAGGCGCTTTCTGTTCTGCGCGGAAACAAGACTTGAATTTATCTCGATCGGCTCAACGCCTAAATATTCAGAAATAATATTTTCATATTCCTTTTTCATTTTCACGTTTTCCAGAAGGAAGTATTTTGGCTTTACTTCGTCAATGGCTCTTTTAAATTCAAAAAACAATTTGCTTCGCGGATCTTCAAAATTTAACTGTTTTCCCGCTGTGCTGAACCCCTGGCAAGGGCTGCCGCCCATCACAAGATCGAAGCCTTTAAATTCCGTAAAATCTGCCTTTGTTACGTCGCCACGCTGGACTATTTCCGGATAATTCTTTTTGCTTATCTGAATAGCGCTTTTGTCAATTTCATAAGCAACATATTCTTCAACTTGTATTCCGGCTCTTTCCAGCGCCACCTTGCCGCAACTGATACCATCAAACAGACTTAACACTTTCATCTTCCGATCCCTCCTTCCCTCTATATTCAAGGCCGTAACGGGGCCTTAACCGTATTATGTAAATTGCAAATACCCCCCCCGAACCGCGCCGGACAAATAACCGTTCTATTGCTTTTGTGCGGCTGGCCTTGTCAAGCGTTGTCGTGCGTTCCATTTCCCATATGCAGATAAAATCATCAGGCGCGGCGTATTCGCTGCATATCACAATATTGTTTTCGCTCATTTTCCGCACCCACTCCCAATAGTGGGAATGATTAAAGCTGCCTATATATTTTGTGGTTCCCTCATATGGCGGATCGCAATATACCAGGCAGCCGGAAGGACTGATTTCTTCATAGCTTTTCACTTGAAAAACTACATCCGCCAGGGCGGGGATCTGTTTTAAGACATTTCTAACGGCTTCATCGTAATAGTTTCTGATTTCGCCGGTTTTGGTCTTAACGGTTCCGGCATATCCTCCGAACCATTTTGCGTTATATGTGGCACAAAATCCCGCAAGCGCCACCACTTCCGGCCGGAATAGTTCTTTATAGTCTTTGATCTGTGTATACAGTTCTTTGGACATTGGAACCGTTCCGGGATTCCATCCAGTTTGTAGGGCTTGCCAGAATCCGATCAAATATTCGTTATTGTCATAGCCGATCCGGTTATGACAATGTACTTTGTCAATCAGATTTCCGCCGCCGACAAACGGCTCCACATAGGTTTCAATGCCGTTTCTGTCAATGGCGCCCTGGATGATAGGAAGAATGTGTCTGCTGATTCTGGCCTTGCTTCCGACATATTTCATAATTACCCCTATTCTGTTGTCAATGTACGCTTATTTCCAGCATATAGCCGCCGATTGCCGTCAGCCCTGGCTATATGGTCAATGGCCCGTTACGGGCCTTTATGTTACCGCCCTGGCGTCCTGTGCGTACACCATACCGGCTTCCATGCCGTTCATGTACGCCAGCATGACAATACTGAAAATGCCACGCTTACCTTCCGGAACGCTGTTGATCAGCTTACATAATTCTTCAGCATTGGAAATTTGTTCCGGCGTATAGCCTTTTTCCTTTGTCGCTTTCGTGCCTTTCATGCTTTCACGCTCCTTTCTTTTTTGTATTTATGAACATTCTATATCATATTTACAAATTTGTCAATAGTTCTTTTTTGTATTTATGAATATTTTTGTATTTATGAAGTTTTTTCTTGACTAGAAGAAAAAATAACGGTATAATCTATGTAGAAAGTGAGGTGAAAACTCTTGAATAGTGGGGAACGAATAAAGATACTCCGGAAATCATTAGACTTGACACAACAAAAGTTCGGTGAACGGATCGGAATCAAGGGAAATACTGTTGCTCAATACGAATTAGGAAGAAGCAATCCGATTGACGCCGTTTTATCTCTAATCTGCCGTGAATTTGGCGTTAGTGAAGAATGGCTCCGGACTGGCTCCGGCGAAATGTTCAGCCCAGCGCCTACGGATGTACTTGATCAGCTGGCGCAAAAATACAAACTTTCCAATGCTGCATACATAATGATCGAAAAGTTTGTGAACCTGAATCCGGATAAACAGGCGGGATTGATTGATTTTTGCATGGAAGTATCGAAGGCAATCATAGAAAGCGATTCCGATCCGAACGCTCCCGCGTTTCCTGAAGGGGCATATTCCGGATTTTCGGAAGATCTGGCTGTCCAGGTATTCCGGGAAATGCGCGATCGGCAAGGAATACCGAAAACGCCGGAAGAATTGGAAAAGAAATTTCCGCCTGTGGATCCTGGCGCTGAAAAATCCGACGCCGGATAGAACACCCGGCAAGTTAAAAGTTACATCAGTATATAAATTTTTGTAGTGCCGCTGAAATTCAGGTTATAATATAAAATCATTTGTTTTACATAGTAAATCGCAAATATTGTTTTGTCTGGATAATGGATAAATTTTCTAGTCATTGTGTTTTTACCTTTCTTGTATGACGCCGGGCAAACTATATTATAAATTGAATGACAGCGGCCAAACTCAAAAGGAAGGATAAAATATGAAAGGCCAAAAAATGAAAACAATCTTTGTTGTAGTATGTTTAATCATTATTGCAGCTGCGATCATCAGCTTGCTTCCGTCAGGGAAGAAAGACACGGACGCAATCACAAAAGAAGCGGAAACTGTATCAACGGAACCGGCGGCCAAAATGGAAACGGTGGAACCGACAAGCGATCCGGAATCGGAATCAGAATCCGCGAAGGAAGTTGAACATCGTTCCGGGGATGAAATCATAGGAATAAGCGAAAAAGATATATCCGATCTGCACCTGGTATATTATGAAAGTGTGATTGACGATGTAACCGGAAAATGGCGACTTTCTGTAATGTCGGAAGATGTAGATATTCAGGACTATGTTTATTCGTACTATAACAAATATTTTAAAGACGATACCGAAATACACGGAATTGTGAATCTTTCCAGCAATACAACGGCAAGAATCAACTATGCTTCAGGGATGTTATTTGTAACTGAATATAGTTATGTTGATGGAGAGGAACACGACGCAAAACTTTTGTATTCTGGTACGCCTATAAAAAGTTATATCGTATATACAGATAATGGGGATATTGAAAAATCCGAGGAATGAAGGCAAGGTGATCTATGGGGAAAATACTAATTGCAGCTTTCATCATTTTTCTGCTGATATGGGCGAATAAGATCCGGATATACTTGAAATGGCAAAAGAAAGCGGAAGCGGACAATAAACCATTTTACCGATGGCCGGAAAGCGTCCACCAGGAACCGGAACAAAGAAAGCGGCTCCGGCAAGCGCAAGCGGAAAATTTCCAGGTTGAAGCTGTCGGAAAGAGCGGCGGGAAAATCTGCCGGATGAAGGCAGCTTCGGATCCTGATTTTTATTTTGTCGCTTTGGGGATCTGCCAGTGTCCGGAATTTAAAGAAACGCATAAACCATGTAAGCATATTTATAGAATAGCGCTGAATAAGGGATTGATCCAGGCGGCGCCGGAAGGGAAATCATGATCGAATGTACAGATTTTAACAGGCTTCGAAAAGGTCAGCGCGTCCGGAAGTATTACTATTCAGGAAGAACGCTGCTTCATAAGGATGGAACCGTTGAAAAAGGGCTTTATGGCGACGGTTTCGCATATGTCCGATGGGATAACGAAGAAGGACTGGATATAAATGTCAATATGTACGACGTTGTTTTGCTGAAGGAAAACGAAAAAGCATGATAAAAAACAGAAAAATAAAAACAGCCAGCCAGTGACGGCAATCACCGGCCGGCTTTAGAACCAGGAACCGAAAACAAGCGGCTTCCCAGCTGGAAATAAGCATATATATTATAGCATGGAAAGCCGCCAAAAATCAACGGCTTTCTTTTTTACGCCCTTTTTTCGGTTCATGGAGAAGGGAAGGTCATATGAAAAGACAAAAGGCGGCGCTATATGTCCGCGTTTCTACCAGATACCAGGTTGATAAAGATAGTTTGCCATTCCAGCGGAAAAAGTTAAAAGAATATTGTAAGCTGCTGGAAATAGATAAGTTTGAAATATTCGAGGACGACGGATATTCAGGCAAAAACACCGATCGCCCACGCTTTCAAGAAATGATGGAACATATCAGGGCTGGCGGCTTTTCTCATTTAATCGTGTGGAAAGTTGACCGCATTTCCAGGAATCTTCTTGATTTCTCCACGATGTACAAAGAATTGAAAGATCATCATGTGACATTTATATCCATGAATGAACAATTTGACACATCGACCGCGATCGGGGAAGCTATGCTGAAAATCATTCTGATTTTTGCAGAATTAGAAAGAAACATGACTTCCGAACGTGTTACCGGGATCATGCTTGACCGGGCGGAAAGCGGCCTGTGGAATGGAGGGCTTCCGCCTTTAGGCTACAAAAAGGATCCGGAAAAGAAAAACTTAATCCCGGAACCGGAAGAAAAAGATAAGGTAAAAATGATTTTTGACTTGTACGAAAAATATCATTCATGTCATAAGGTTGCGCGGTTCCTTCAGCAAAACGGAATAAAACCGAAATATAACACGGAATGGCTGCCGGAATACATCCGGCGAACACTCCGGAATGAAGCATACATTGGAACGTATATATATAACCGCTGTGAATTTCACGGCCCGGAAAAGCCGAAATCTGAATGGATTGTAAAAGAAAATAATCATCAGGCAATCATCGAAAAGGATCAGTTTATCCGCTGTAATGAAATCATGGACAAAAACGCAAGTAGCCGCGACGTGTCCGAAATCAGGCAGACACGGCATATTCACGTTTTCGGCGGGAAAGTCAGCTGTAATCTATGCGGCGGCAATATGAACGCCGCGAAGGATAAACAGCGGGAAAACGGGCTTCGGCCGTCTGTTTATCGCTGCGGGCGCCGGGCGCGTCAAATGGATTGTGACAATAAACGGATGATCAGCGATCTTTCTTTGGGGCCGTTTATATTCAACTATGCCGCCAACCTTGCCAGGATTCAGAAAGATTGTAAAAACATTGATTCCCTGGAAAAGCTGGAATCCGCGCTTCTGGCCGGGCCTGAATTTGATAATGTGCGTGTATCTCCGGAAAGCCTGGAAATCACTTTTTCAATGCTGCGGGATAAAAATATCAGCAAGGGCGCCTATGTGCCGGATATAGGGGAATCTGGCGCCCAGGAAGGCACATCCGAAGATCAGCTTGTCATATTAAAGCGTGAACGGGATAAACAGAAAAACGCTATTTCACGATTAACAGAATTATACATTTACGATCCGGACGCAATCACGAAGGAAGAGTATTCAGAAAGAAAGCGCGAATTGACCGCGAAAATACGTGACATTGAAAAACGCATTTCGGCCCTGAACGATGGCGGCGGCTCCGGCTCCGCTGATCTGTCTTTTATAAAAAAGGCGTCGGCTTTTCTTGTGGCCCAGCATATCAATTCTAAAAATCATATTGATTATGTCCAGATAGCCGTTGACCTGGACGCGGGGATCCTGAAGGATTTTGTGGATCAGATTGTAAATGAAATATTCATCCAGGACGGCCGGATCGTCCGGATCCGTTTTGCCAGCGGTTTAGAACACAAATTTTTATATGATGAATGATAAAGGGCCGCCAGCTGGCGGCCTGGTTTTTATTTCCATTGCTGCCGCTTGCGTTCCTCTATAAACTCATGCAGCAATTCAGAATTTTTTATGTATTGTTCCCGGTAATACTCGCGCACGCTGGAAATTTCTGCTTTGTCAACGTCCTTTTGCTTCAGCTGTGCGGAAAATTTGTTGTCGAAAATTATCCCCTGAAGAATCAGTATTTCGTATTCGTGCGCCTGTTGTAAATCTTTAGCTGCCGAAATGTACGATTCTATATAAGCGGAACTGGCGCCACATCCTGAAATATATCCGGGGATCTGCCTAATATCATCATACATTTTTTCTATAATCTTTTCATGTTCTTTTTTCATCCTGGCCCCTTCCTGGAAATGCTGATTTTGCGGGCTTTTCTAATCTTGTTTACTCAAACGGACGGATTCCCCCACTACTCCCAAGGTTTTACCTTTTTCAATAGAAAAGGAGATATTGTCCACGGCCTGAAGCGGGCCGCGGGGGGTATCAAAATATTTCTTAAGGTTTCGGACTTCCAGTAACCCTTGATGTTCCAT